ATTACCGTTATCAAAGGTAATGTTGACATCATCTAACACTAAATATGGTATATCAAGACCTAAGCACCCATTTTTACTATTTTTTAAATTAGTTGGTTGTTTAAAATCCTTAGGTATTAATATGTAATTATAGGTTAACGATTCATCATTAAATTCAACATATGTTTTAATTGCTGAACCTCTAGCGCTAAACTGTAATTGTGTAATCATATTTGATGTAAATATTTTACTATCAAGTTTACCAAAATAAATCCCAACCTCAATTGGTTTTTTAAATTCAGTTACTTTATCATCACAACTAACAACACAACCAGCACTAATATCACACCAGTCCATATCACATATATTAAATTTAAATTTAGATATTTGACCAATAAAAGTACCAGCAAAGTTTTTTTCAATTAATAAACCCAAATCTTCAGAATCTTGACCATCAAATGTCATGGTTTCAATTAAACCTTGTGAACCACCACCTAAACTAATATTAAATGGAACACCAACTTGTTTTGCGTGGTAATCATTTAATCTTCTAGCAACAAATTCATCAATGTTTTTAAATACAGCCTTTAATTTACAGTCAACATAAATCATTAATTTACCTTTTCTTGGTGGTAAACATTTTAATTGTTCATCAGTATATACTTCATCAGATACATATCTAATTGTAATTCTAGTCCATTGATTATCTTTAACAACACCGCTTAATGAATATTGTTCCTCAACCGTAATACCAGTTGTACTTCCAGTTGTTGTTCCAGAACAATAGTATTTTAATTCTCTATATCCAACTCTACCATCATCAGTTATTCTAAACCCAATAGCGTTATCGTATACATCTAAATTTTTATCTAATTCTAATAAAACCTCACTGTCACCACTATATGAACATACAGTTTCTTTACCATAATCAGGATTATCCCTTGGGTGACCACAGTGACCACATCTATCACTAGTATGTTTAGCCCTACCATAAATTAAAAATTGATTCCTAAAATCAGTTTGTTTTCTAACATATTCACTAACGAATATACTAGAACCAGTAAAACTACATACAGTCTCTTTACCAAATAAATCATTATCTCTCGGTTCACCACAACCACCACATCTATCACTTGTGTTTTGCGCTCTACCATAAATTAAAAATTGATTTGTAATTTCTTTGATGTCTAAATGAGGTGGGTCCAAAAATAAATTAAAACCACTTTTAGCATCGTATATTTGCATTTCAGTTTCTTTTGGTTCGGTACAAAATCTTGTTGGTGTATCTGGACAACCTAATAATGGTGTACAAGTCATTGTACACCCAGTATTATTACCTTCAAATACATTCCAGAACTTATTTTCAGCTCTAGTACCCATATAAAAGAAAAACCCTTTATTATTTGGGTATATATCATTTAAAATTGTAGCAGTTGTGCCAGTACAAATATCTTCTTTTTTTAACCAAAAATCAGCAACCCAAGCCTTATGTGTTCTAACTGGTAAAACTTCATAAGTTGAATTATCTAATTTATAATAACCTTGATAAAAACCACCACAAAATCTAATTGTATCACCATCTGGGTTATTGACAAGTTCAATTGGATAAACAAATTGTTGGGTTGAACCAGTTACTCTATTTAATATTAATCGTTTATCATTTGCTGGAACTGTTAATGTTGCACCAGTTAATATATCAACCAAACCTTGATTATTAAAATCACCAGGTTGTTGATTATAAACTAATTGACCATTATCTAAACCAGTTAAACCAAATGTATCAAATGTGTAACCACTGTTTATTGCACCATCCCATGTAACTAAAGAAAATATGTTGTCAATTGAGGTGGTATCATTAAATGTTTTTTTGTTTGAAAAATCATACCAAACAACTAAACAACTACCACTTAGTGTTTCTGGGTTACAACAATCACCAACTATATCACTATTTACCAAATAGAAATCGTAGTACTCACTATCAACTAATTTTAAATCCAATTTTTTATTTACGAAATTACCCATTTATTAAAACATTTGTAGTGGTGACCTTTTCCAAGTATTATTATCTCTAACATATAAATAGTTTTCATCTCTAGTTATGTCACCATTTTTTCCATAAATATCATATGAAGATATTGGTGTATATTCTGGTATGATTAAACTACTAGGTGCTAAAGGGTTATTAGTCACCCAACTACCTTCAATATTTAACTTAAATTCAGCATCAATTCCGTCATCAATTCCGTTTATAATTGATATCCCACCACCGATTGCACTAGCATTATTTCCGTTATAATTTAATTCAATATTATTATCTTCAGCGGCAATAGTTTGTGTTTCTAAAATTAAAGTTTCTGGATTGGATATTTCTTTAATTGCTTCAACCAATAAAGGTATCATACCATCAATATGTAAACCTTTATACCCATCAACTTTATTTGTAAAAACTAACTTAGGTTCAACTTTTTCAACTTCTTGTGCAATAAACCCTAATTTAATATCATCACCGCCAGCATTTCTATCCTTCCATTGGTAATTTACACCATTTAAAGCTTTTATTATACTTAAAGCACCAGTTATTGGTGTAATATTTTCTTTTAATCTTTCATCAGATGTGTTGGTTGTAAGATTACCGTTAGCATCAATTCTAATATCATTCAAAAATGGTGAAGAAGCAACAGTTTTAACATTTAAACTTTCAACATATGTATAGTTATCAGTTAATCCAGTAATATTATTCCCTAAAACTATTGTATAATTACCAGCCGCTAATGAATTTAAGCCGTGAACAAATGATGTATCACCACTCGCAATACTTTGATTACCACCAGCATGTGAATAGTTACCAATAGAAGTTGTTAAACCACCTTCAGTATGTGATGAATCTCCACTTGCAATTGTTAAACTACCTTCAGCATGTGATGCAACACCAACTGAAATATTTGATTGACCTTCAACATGTGAACCATCACCAATAGCAGTAGTGTTACTACCTTCAGCATGTGATGCTGAACCAATTGATGCTGTAGTTATACCTTCAGCATGAGCACTATCACCACTTGCTGTTGTGTTTTGACCTTCAGCATGTGAAGCAATACCAATAGCAGTTGTTTGATAACCTTCAGATAAACTTAAAATACCACTAGCAATAGATTCACTATATTTAGTTACAATAGCATAAGTACCAGTAGATGCTGACCAATAAGTACTGCCAGATGTTGTTCCAGATACTGGTTTAAAATCAACCATACCTTCAGAATCAATACATGTTAAAACATAACCAGGTTGCGGATTATTACCTACAATTAATTTTTTTGTTCTTAAAATTTCCGTATTATCAATCCATATTGTTCTACCCGTAAAATCTAATGATTGAGCACTATAAATAAAAAAGTCAGTTGATACTGTTCCCGTATAATTTCCAGGTGTTGGTTCTGTCATTGTTATTGGGTATAAGTTAGTAGCACCAACTCCAGAATATGTTAAATTAACTAAATTACCATCAATTATTGTTGAACTATTACTACCAAATACAGCATTTATATTTTGTGATACACCACTATTTGATGGTGTTAAAGCTGAAACTGAAGAATCAATAGCTGATACGTTTGGAATTGACCAATTAAAAACTGTTGTAGCACTATTCCCAGAATACGAACTAACCACTCCAAAATATTGTGATGTTTGTGCTGTAGCACTCATATTTGGGCCATAAGTTAAACCACTAAATGGTACACCAAAAGTGGTTGTACCAGATAAAATTGTGTTTGTTCTTTCCCTTTGTTTGATTTGTCTATTATCAGAATAATCTAATTTCGTTCTAAAAGTCATAATATTTATGTTTTATAATAAATATTAAGATATTTGAATATATTTATTATAAAAATATATTTATGAGATTCACTAAAGAATATTTTGATAAACACAAACCAATTACCAATGAAACTAAATTGGATGAATTGATTGATATGGATGGGTCACCAATTGAAGGTGACTTCACCCCAAGTTATGGTGATATCCAAACTGGACCCGTTGCAAAATCATATGATGATAATTCTGATTATGAAAAAGGTGTAGCAACAACTACTGATAAAATTTCAAGATATGCACAACCAAGAAGTTGGTGGGCACTTTATTATGGTTATGGTGGAACACCTTATAGTCATGGTAATAGACCAGTTTCTGAAGGTGAAATGTCAGAAGCATTAGTTGATAAAAAAGAAAATAAAGATTTTGTTAATAAGGGTAATGATTCTGATATAAAAGGTAAGTTAGATAGAATTGAAGATTTAATTAAAAATTCAAATTTACCTAATTCAGCTAAAGATAAAATGTTAAACATAATTAATGACTCTGAAAATTAAATTATGAATATCAACGAAGAAAATAAAGATTTAGATAAAAAGGGTGAGTTTGTTATTATACCAGACGAATTTAAAAATCATTTTAAAAATGATAAATTAAGTTACACTAATTTAACAACTAAAAAAAATAGACTAGAAAATAACCCAAATTTAAATCCTGAGGAAAAAAAAGTATTAGATTGGGTTAATAAAAAGTTAAAAACTGAAATTCAAAAAGATAGGGGACCAAAAGCCGCTAGAATGCATATTGATGCTGAAGGTTCAAAACAAGGTAAAACTGGTGGTAATAATTTTAAGAATAGAAAAGCAACTGAAGTAGATAGAGTTGGTGAAGTTCTTAAAATTAGGGAGTCTGAAATAGAAAATGAAATTAATTCTATTAGATATTTAATAGAATATATGGATAATAATAAAAAAAATAAAATTTAAAAATAATGAGTAATAAATTAGAACAAGCTGCAATTGCAAGTAGAAATGTGTTAATTGCAATTAACAATTATGATAATGTTGCTGATGCAAATAATTATACAGCAACACACACTAAAGCATTAAGTGACCAACAAACACCCGTAAATGGTAAAGGTACTGGTGTATTCTTAGATACTTATAATGGTGGTGGTAGTTTAGATATTTATGGTAACCCAGCTGCTGCTGGTTCAGGTAGATTAGCTGCGTTTGCTAATAACACATCAACTTGGGGTTACGGACCAACATCATATTACCAACAACCAGATACTTCTGGAAATGTTGGACAAGTAACATTTGGATAAAAAATAATAAATTGAAACTTTACAATATTTTACAAGATATTATATTAGAAGAAATATCCAAAGACCAACAATTAATTAATGAAGGGGTTCTTGAGGATATCAAATCTGCTATGGGGAATACTGTATATGTTTGGTTTAAATATAAAACTGAGGACGGTAGGATAACAGACAGATATGTTATGTTAGATAAATTAGGTACATCATTAGCAAACAATAAAGTTGTTAGATTATGGCAAACAGGTGGTCAAACAACTAAAACTAAAAAAAATGGTAGTATTAATGGTTGGAAATTATTTAGACTTGATAGAATAATACCTGGGTCAATTAAACCAACAAATATGAAATACTATGAACCAGTTCGTTCTGGTCAACCATATAACGCAACTGGTGATAAAAAAATGATAGGAGCTATTGATATAGCAAATTATAAAAAATAAAAAATTAAAGTTATGAATACACCACAACCAATAGATGTAAATAGACTTAAAGGTATTTTAGGTAATGCTAAAAAGATAATGGGTAAAGTAGAAACTGGTAATTATGAAGCTGGACATATTGATGGTAGAGCATTAACTGAAGAAGGTGTTAGAGAATTACAAGCTGAAGGTGTCAAAAGACCATTATCTCAGGGTCAATCACAAATTGATACTTCTAGAATTCAAAATTCTAGATTACCAGAATCGATTAAAAAAGCAATGATGGAAAACCCAATTGCACAACCAACTGGTTTAAACCACACATTTACATTAGATGATGTTTATGATTTAGCTGATGAAAAACCAATGCCAATACCACAAGCTAGAAAACAATCAATACAAGAAAATTATCAACAACCACAACAACTAGGTGGTTACAGTGATAATGTTTTAAGAGCAATGATTAAAGATGTTTTAATTGAATACTTATCAAATGAATATTCTAAAAACTTAACTGAGAGTGTAATTAAACAAACTATTAGTACATTAATTAATGAAGGTAAAATTACTGCAAAGAAAAAAGTTTAACATTTAAAAATTAAAAATATAAAAAAAGGGGTAAGTAATTATCCCTTTTTTATTTACGAAATATGGGAATATGATAAAAATAAACTTTACTTAGCAAAAAAATATGGTTATAATTGTATTGTAATTTGGGAAACAGATTACAAGAAAAATAAAAATATAATAAAAGAAATTTTTAATAATTATGAACAAATTAAATAATATGACCCCAGACAGTCGAAAAAAAACTAAGGTATTAGTAGTACCTAGCGACAGGTCTGGGGTCGGCTGAAGGTTATTTCAGAAGTGTAACACCACATACAGGTTTAGAAAAGTTTTACCCAGAAGAATTCCATGTTGACATAAATGAAAGTCCTGATTTAAATAATGATGAATTTTTAAAACAATATGATATTATTCATTACCATAGAAGTTTAGGTCAATACGAGCAAATGCCAATGTTATTAAATAAATTAAAATCAATGGGAATTATTACTATTATGGATTTAGATGATTATTGGTCACCTGGACAACATCACCCAGCATATTTGATAATTAAAAATTCAAAGATGGATGAGAAAATATTAAATAATATTAAAATTGCTGAAAATGTTACAACAACAACTGATTTGTTTGCAGCAGAAATTGGTAAGTTTAATAAAAGAGTTTATGTGTTACCAAATGCAATAAACCCAGAAGAAAAACAATACACACCAACACCAGAAAAGTCAGATAGAGTTAGAATTGGATGGTTAGGTGGTAGTTCACATTTAGAAGATTTAAAACTATTAAATGGTGTGGTTAATAAAATGAAATCAAGTAACTTATTAGATAAAGTACAATTTGTATTATGTGGATTTGATTTAAGAGGTAATATAACCATGATTGACCCACAAACTGGTCAACAAACACAAAGACCAATTAAACCACAAGAAAGTGTTTGGTATCAGTATGAAAAAATATTTACAGATAACTACAGCACAATCAGTGAAGACTATAAAAAACATTTATTAACATACACCAAAGACGAATATCCAAATGTTGCAAACGAACCATATAGAAGAGTTTGGACAAAACCAGTAAGTACGTATGCTAGTAATTATAATTTATTTGATATTTCATTAGCACCACTTAATGATAATATGTTTAACAAAGTTAAATCACAATTAAAGGTGATTGAATCTGGTTTCCATAAAAAAGCATTAATTGCTCAAAACTTTGGACCATACCAAATTGACCTAGTAAATGCTAGGGTAAAAGCATTAGACAATAGTGAAAATACGTTTTTTGATGGTGGTAACGCATATTTAGTAAATAATAATAGTAAAGATTGGTATCAATTTATTAAAAGATTGGTTGAAAACCCAGAGCAAATTGAAATCCTATCTAACAATTTATATAACACTGTAAAGGATAAATATTCTATCGGAGCTGTATCTAAACAACGTAGAGAATTATATTTATCTTTATTAAACGAAAAACAAAATGATAGTATTTAGTGAGTTTTACAACCTATTTCAATACGCATATGATGAGGAAGGTATTATCGGATTTTGTTTTTTCGATAAAATAATGATAACCCGATACGGCTTTGAAATAATATAATATAATATGGATGATTTAAAATACATTAAAACAAAAATAAAAGAAAAATCTAAGAATTATATAAACAATCAAAAGATTAAACCAGTTGAAAATAAAACAATTTTAACTAAAGTTAAAAATTTTTTTAACTGGTTTTCAAAATAAATAATAACGGTTATTAATGATATTTCAACGTTAACACATATAAAACCAACGATAACTAAATCATATAATTTTTTATTGACTTTAAAAAAATTATATCTTATATTTAGTTTTAATAATAAAAAAAAATATTATGGAAAAAAATAATTTAAAAGATTTAAATGAAATCCTTACTAGAATGAAAAGTGGGGATAATGTACCAGTTTTTAAAGTTAGTTCAACTGACTTTACACCAAAAAAGAAACCAAGTTTTAAAGTTAGATTTAAAAAGATGGTTACAAACACAATTAGTTCAATTAAAAAATCTAAATTTTTAATGAAAATTAAAAAATGGTTTGATGAAACGATTACTCAACCGATTAAAGCTAAAAGAGCTAAAAAAGCACATGATAAATACATTAAAGAATTAAAAGAAAATTTTTCTAAAAAATTTAATATTAATGTTGATAAAACAATTATGATAATGAACGGTCCAGGGTATAGTCCAGAAAATATTGATAGTTCTGATTTATTAATTAAAAATAGCATTGAGATAAATAAAATAAAAGATATATTAGGTAATAGAATATCACCATTTTTGTATGAACCTGATATTATTGATATTCATAATGAAAATCTTAACTTAAATGAAGACAACCCAACATTTCAAGAATTAATCCATATTGAAAATGAAAAGGCATCAGCCAGTGTATTTGACCAATATGAATTTTTTAGAAAAAGACCACATTTAATTGCACCCGATAGATATAAAAAAACAAATAGTCATAGATAATTAGTTGTTATTGATTAAAATATTTAATATATTTGCATTATAACAATTATATTAAATATTTTAACTCATGTCTTTAAGTAAAGAAAAAATTTTAAAAAACGCTAAGAAGTTTAATGAAACGGGTGTTAAACACGGTTTTGTTAATGATGAATTAATGAACCTATTAGGACCTGAATTTATTGGTGCCCCAGCGTGCAGCACAACCAATTTATATAACGCATTTGAAGGTGGTTTGATATTACACATATTAAACACAACTAAATACGCAGTTTCTATAAATGAAATGTTACCAGCTGAAAAACAAGTTCCAGCACCATCATTAATCAAAGTTTGTTTTCTACATCAAATTGGTAAAGCCAAAATGTTTGTTGAACAAAAATCACAATGGCACCGAGATAATAAAGGTGAAATGTTTACATTTAACGATGAATTATTAAGTATGACAGTTAGTGAACGTTCAGTTTATTACGCAATGTCATCTGGTATTACATTATCTGAAGATGAAGTATTTGCAATGTACAATTACAATGATGATTTCTCAGGTAGACCAATGAAAACTATCGGTGAAAAATTAGCAGCAATCTTAAGAATTGCTAATCAATTATCAGTTATAGAAGAAAAATAATATGGATAACCAAGTAAGTGAATTATCGGAAAAATTATCTAGAGCAATTGACCCATATGACCCGTATTCTTATGAGCAATTTATAGAAGAATATGGTAACATGTACGACCAACCAAGTAATAATTTAGCATTTTTTGTTAATCTAAATTTTGTTAATAAATCTGAAAACCAAGACCCAGAATATGCAACCAAAGGTTCATCTGGTTTTGATTTAAGAGCATCCGAAAATAAAAAAATAGAACCAGGTTGTTACGAAATGGTATCAACTGGTTTGTTTTTTGAAATACCATCAAATTTTGAAATACAAGTTAGACCAAGAAGTGGTTTAGCTGCTAAAAATGGTGTAACTGTTTTAAATACTCCAGGAACTATTGATTCAGATTATAGAGGTGAAATAAAGGTTATTTTAATTAACCACGGTAAACAAACCTTTAACATCGAACCTGGAGACAGAATAGCTCAAGCTGTTATCGCACAAACATCAACAACATACGTTAAATTAAATAAAGTTAATCAAATATCAGATGATACTCAAAGAAGCTCTGGTGGTTTTGGTAGCACAGGTTTACGTTAATTAAATAAATTAAAAAACAATTATGACACAATACATTGGAGATAAAGATATTAAAGTAGATTTTAATGATATTCTAATAACACCAGCAATTACAACTGATATAAGTAGTAGAAGTGAAGTTACCCCATTTAAAAATAACGGTTTGTTACCATTATTTACAGCACCTATGGATACTGTGGTAGATAGTACTAATGTTGATTTATTTATGGAACATAAATTAAACATTTGTTTACCTAGAGGTGAAAAAAGAACACAAGATGGTATGTTTGAAGCATATTCACTTGTGCAATTTTTTGATGAATTTATATTAAATAGTGTTCTATATACTATTGACGAACCAATTCACGTTTTAATAGATACAGCAAATGGTCACATTTTAGAATTAGTTGAGGCAACTAGAATTGCAAAGGAAAGGTATGGTGATAATATGATATTAATGGTTGGTAATATTGCTAACCCACATACATATAAAGCTTTATCAAACGCTGGTGCTGACTACATTAGGTGTGGTATTGGCAATGGTGGGGGCTGTTTGACAACGCAACAATTAGGTATTGGTTATCCAATGGCTTCATTAATTAGAGAGTGTTATTTTGCTTCATTAACATTAGAAAAACCAGCTAAAATTGTTGCTGATGGTGGTATGAAAGAATATTCGGATATTATTAAATCATTAGCTTTAGGGGCTGATTATGTAATGTTGGGTAGTATATTAAATAAATGCGCTGAGTCATGCGGACAAAGTTTTTTAAAGGGTGAAGGTGGTCCAGTAGCAATTAGTACAGCAGAAGCTATAAATCACTTTAAAAGAGGTGATTTAGGTGAATCAACAATCATAAAAGAATTCCGTGGAATGTCAACTAAAGAAGTTCAAAAAAAATGGGGTAATGAAGTATTGAAAACATCTGAAGGTGTTGTTAGATATAGACCAGTTGAATATACTTTAGAACAATGGGTTGATAATTTTGAATCATACCTTCGTTCAGCTATGAGTTATGTAAACGCTAGAACATTAGAAGAATTTATTAACAACTCAGAATTTATTAATATAACAAATAATGCATATAACCGATTTAAAAAATGATAAGTATTGTATATTGTACTAGAGAAGAGAATAAAAAACATTCAGAACATTTATTAAAGGTATGTGGTAATCCTAAAGTTGAGATTATTGAATACATTAATAAAGGTGAAAGTTTAACAAAGTTTTATAATAAAGCTTTAAATGAAACTAAACATGATATTGTGGTATTTGTTCACGATGATATAATTGTTGAAACCAAACAATTAATTAATAAAATACAACGCATTTTCGATAAAAACCCAGAGTACGGTATAGTTGGTGTTGCTGGTACTAAATATCTATCAGAAACTGGTAGATGGTGGGATAACCCAAAAGCGATGTATGGTAAAGTTGCACATACGCACGAAGGTAAAACTTGGTTATCCGAATACAGTGGTGACCAAGATAGACGTTTAGAAGAAACTGTTATAGTTGATGGGGTATTCTTTGCTGTCCACAAGGGTAGAATTAAAAAACAATTTGATGAATTAGTTGAAGGATTCCATTTTTATGATGTTGATTTTTGTTTTCAAAATCATTTAGAAGGTGTTAAAGTTGGTGTAACAACTGAAATACGAATTAACCACATGTCAATTGGTATGACCAATGACCAATGGGAAGTTAATAGACAAAAATTTGCTGAAAAGTATAAAGAAAATTTACCAACTAGAATTAATGAAACATTTGAACATAGAAAGTTAAAAGTTTTAATGGGTTGTTTGAGTTTTCAGGGATTAACTGGTTCAGAAATATCAACACTTGAAACAGCCAAAGGTTTATCACAAAATGGTTGTGATGTTAGTGTTATATCTTCAAATGTTAGTAAGAATTTTGAAAACATTTGTAAAAAATATGGTATTAAAACTTACACAATGGATGAACCACCACACTATAAATTAGGTGATGGTAATTGGTATATAAATACACCAGAAGGACCACAACCAACTCAACCAAATGTTTTATATAGAGTTAATCAACAAACATTTGATGTAATTCACGCAAATCATAAACCAATCACCGATAGATTATTACAATTGTACCCAGAATCTAATTTTGTTAACATTGTTAGGTCTGAAGTAATTGATTTAGAAAATCCAGTAGTTGATGATAAAATTAAAAAATATATTGCAATTAGACCATCAATAAAGGATTATATTGTGAATAATTTTAATATTCCAGAAAACAATGTTGAAGTTATTTACAACCCATTTGACAAATCAAGATTCAAACAAATATCACTACCAAGTGGTACTGATAAAAAAGTTACCTTATTTGTTGGTACTATGGATTATTTAAGAGAAAAACCAATTAAAGATTTAATTAATAAATGTGGTTCCGAAAATAAGGAGTTGTGGTTAGTTGGTAAAGATACAAATAATTACGCATCTTATTTTGCGAATAATTATGAACATGTAAAATACTTTGAACCTACTGATAAAATTGAGGAATTCTATTACAAATGCGATGAAACTGCTGGGATTATGTTAGGTAGAACAACAATAGAAGGGTTCTTATGTGGTAAACCAGCAATAATATATAATGTAGATAAGTCTGGTGAAATCATTAATAGTAAATATCATACAGTACCAGAAGACTTATCAATTTTTAATTTTGATACGGTTATTAATAAAATTAAAGATATTTATATAGAAAGTTTTAATAAATAGTTTTAAATGAATTATAATATTTTAAATAAAGAATATGTTGGTTGGGACAATCAATTTAAATTTGTAATTGATAATTTAAAAAATAATACACCATTTTGTTATGTTAGATTTAATGATGGTGAAATGATGGGTATTGACCGAATAGGTTCAGTAGTTGCTAGAGGTGACCAAGTTGTTTATGAATCACTACACAATAAATTAAAAGAAGCTATATCATATAAAGCGAAAAATTACTTTATAGGTATTCCATGTAATAATTGTTACCCATATTATTATAAATTAGCTAATGATATGATTGGTGAATATGATAATATTGTATCAGCTGTAGCATTAACTAATCGTAATTGGTTGAAATTTATACAAGAATCGGTTGGTATATTATCTAATAAAGACGTACATTACATAAGTGGTGATGACCAAACTATTGACATTTTAATTAATAATTTTAAATTTAATATTGTTAACCACATTAAAGTTAATAATAAAAATAGTTGGACCGATTATGACGAACTTAAAAAACATATTTTAAATATTAATGACGGTGATGTTGTTTTAATTAGTTTAGGACCCACAGCTAGAGTTTTATGTTATGATTTTTTTAAACAAAATAATAAAGCTACTTTTATAGATATTGGTAGTATTTTTGACCCATTTACTAGAAATGTAAATCATAACTGTCATAAAGGTTGGGAAAATGGGTTTAACATAACAAAAAAATGTGAAATTTGTAATTAATGGATTTTAAAGATTTAAAAATAATAATACCAACATGTGATAGATATATTCACGCTGTTGAAGGTTTAATGTATACGTTAAACAAATATTTCAATATTGATAATAAGATATTGTTATTAGGATATAAAGAACCAGATTTCAAACTATTGGATAATTGGGAATTTATTAGTTTAGGTTCTGATACTGGTGTTAATAATTGGTCAAATGATTTACTTAAGTTTTTCGAAAACTTTAAAGATGAGTATTTTATAAATATGATTGATGATACATTAATGACTAGAATGGCAGATATTAATAAAATTAATTTAGCTTTTGATTATATGTTAAAAAATCAAGAAGTTAAAAAAGTATTTTTACATGGTTCATTAACACATAAATCAACATCTAGTATGTTAGGTGGTACAGTTCTAACACCAATTTCAGAATTAAATAATCAATTTTATGACGTTAATCAAGTTTCAAACTATAGAAGTAGTCTACAATCTGCAATATGGAATCGTAATTATTTTTTAACAATTTTAAAACCAAATCATACACCGTGGGCATTCGAAACCCAACATGTGAAAAATGATGGTGCTAGAATATTGACTACAGTTGAAAATCACCCAATTATGTTTTCACATATCTATATAAAGGGTGGTTTATTTAATAAATGGAATGAATCAATTTATGAAGATGGTGGGTTAACTGATGAAGATACTAAAACAATAAAAGAAATGTTAAAACTATAAATATGGAATTTATATACTCTAAAATTGAAGAAGGTAAACTATTACATATAATTAATAGGTTAGATGAGATTTTTGGTAGACAAGAAGTTGTACCAGAAACTAATTATATTCAATGTGCAACATTGAAAATGGAAAAAGGTAAAACATTTAGACCGCATAAACATATTGAAAAACATAGAATATACGATAAACAAATAGCCCAAGAAAGTTGGGTTGTTATTAAAGGCTCTGTTAGGTGTAAATTTTACGATGTAGACGACCAATTAATTGCCGAACCTATATTATATCCAGGTGATGCTAGTTATACGTTATACGGTGGCCATACATATGAAATATTAGAAGATGATACAATAGTTTATGAATATAAAACTGGACCATATGAAGGTCAAGCATTAGACAAAACTTTTTTAGATGGTGAATAATTTAAAATATAAGTGTTTAGGTGATGATGTATTTATTCATGATTTAGCAATAATAAAACACCCAACATTATCTATAATTGGTTCACACAATGCTATAGATAATGGTGTAACAATATCCACAGAATTAATCATGGGTGATTATATACATATAGCACCATATGTTGTGGTTATTGGTGGTAAAAAATCAAAACTAATACTTAATGATTTTTCATTTGTTGCATCTGGAACTAAAATCGTTTGTGGTAGTGAAGATTATACTGGTGTTGGGTTAGTTGGACCGACAATCCCAGAAGAATACAGAGAATTAACATACAGTACCGTTATATTTGAAAAATATGCTGGATGTGGTGTTAATTGCAGTATAATGCCAGGTGTTACATTAGCCGAAGGTTCAATCTTAGGTGCAAATTCACTATTAACTAAAGATACTGAACCGTGGACAATATATGTTGGTTCACCAGCAAAACCAGTTAAAATTAGAGATAAGGAAAAAATAATAGAATATGCTAGTAAACTTAAAAATTAATAAATTATGATTTATATTACAAATGGTGTAACGCATGATGGTTATGGTTCTAGAATGCAAAGAACTATATCAGTTATGGGTTTAGTTGAATATCTTAAAAATGATTTAAAATTAGAAGTTGAATATATACACACACCATTATCTTATATTTGGGATGGTGAAGATTATAATAAAGGTTACTTGACTCGAAAAGGGATATCAGAATACCCATATAATGATATTACAATTGATGGGTATTTACATAGATGTAAATTGTGGGATGATAAATTAAATTTTAAAGGTAAAATTATTAATGATTTTTATTTAAAAAATCATGAATTAAAATATGGGTATAATGAATTAATGTTAGATATTAAAAATAATAATGCTGACAATAAATTATATGTAATAAAAACATTACATAAGGAATATGATACTAGAAAAATAGATATTAATATTATTAAAAAATATAGAGAAGAAATTGTATCTAAATTTTCATTTAATGATAATGTTAAAGATAATAAAAATGTAAAATCAGTAGCAATACATGTGAGAGCTAAAGACGCTTTAAACCCAAAAAATATTGGACATAGATATTTAGATTATTCTTATTATTCAGATATTATTAATAAATACAAAACCAATGATAAGTATGATTTAAAAATATACACACAAAAATTAGGTTTTGAATCTGATAAATACGCTGGGTGTAATATCATATATGATGATATTGAAAATGATTATGATACATTTTTTAATTTAATATTTTCCGATTATTTAATAGTTGGGAAATCATCATTTAGTTATACCGCAGCCTTATTAAATAATAATACTGTAATATATCATAACAATGGACACGTAAAAATGTCACACTGGATAACCAAAGAAGAATTATTAAATTATGAGTGATAAATATAAATACAACAGTTGGCCTTTAGGTAAAGTACCCAAAGAGTTACAAAGATTAGAATTAGATGAATTAAAAAATAGGGGTTATGAATTCTCAGACCCAAGAGATGTTGTTGATATCTTTGAAGAAAAAGTTGCAAAATTTTCTGGTAGTAAATATGCAGTTTCGGTAGATTGCTGCTCTCATGGTTTATTTTTATCTTTAAAATATTTAGAGTCAATTGGTGAAACACCTAGTAATACAGACTCAATAAAATTTAAATTTGGTGAAATAACAATACCAAGTAGGACTTATGTATCAGCACCAATGCAAATAAATCAAGCTGGGTATAATGTTAAATTTGAAAACATTGAATGGTCAGGATTATATCAACTAAAACCAACCAGAGTTTGGGATGGTGCAGTTAGATGGACAAAAGATATGTATGTTGGTGATAATGCATTACAAGTGGTATCATTTCAAATAAAAAAAAGGGTACCAATTGGTAAAGGTGGTATAATTTTAACTGATGATAAAAAAGCATACGAATGGTTAAAATTAGCTAGATATGATGGTAGAGATATGTCAGTCCCATACACTGATGATAAACATATTTTAATGATGGGTTATCACATGTACATGACACCAGAAGATGCCGCTAGAGGTATTATATTAATGGATGAAGTTAATAAACACACTGAGGAACATGAAGATTCTGGAGGTTATTTAAATTATACAGACGCATCTAAATTAAAAGTTTTTAATAAGTAATTAAACTTTACTTTTAATTAATAATTTTTTAAATTAAATAAAAAAAAATATGAGTAAAAAAGCATTTATAACAGGTATTGCTGGCCAAGATGGTAGTTATTTAGCAGAACATTTAGTATCCTTAGGATATGAAGTTCATGGTATAATTAGAAGAAATTCTTTTGTTGAAGGTCAACAAGCTAGATTAAACGAAATTAACACTAAAATAAATTTACATTATGGTGATTTATTAGACCAATCATCATTAGAAAGATTATTGTATGACATACAACCAGATGAGATTTATAATTTAGGTGCACAAAGTCACGTTAGGATTAGTTTTGATATTCCACAGTTTACTGTTCAAACAAATGCTTTGGGTGTATTAAATATACTTGAAGCATATAAACGAGCATGCCCTAAAGCTAGATTTTATCAAGCTAGTTCTAGTGAAATGTTTGGTAATAGTGTTGATACTGATGGATTTCAAAGAGAAACAACACCAATGCATCCAGTTAGCCCATATGGTTGCTCTAAATTATTTGGATATTCTATTGTTAGAAATTATAGAAACGCATATAAACTTCACGCAACAAATGGTATATTATTTAATCATGAATCGCCAAGAAGGGGTTCAAACTTTGTAACTAATAAAGTTGTTAAAACGGCTGTTGAAATTAAGTTAGGATTAAATGATAAATTGGTTTTGGGTAATATGGATAGTTATAGAGATTGGGGGCACTCAAAAGATTACGTTAAAGCTATGCATTTAATTATTAACCATGATACACCAAATGATTTTGTTGTATCAACTATGCAAACTCATTCAGTAAGGGAAATGGTACAATATGTATTCGATAAATTAGATTTAGATGTTAATCAATATGTAAGTCAAGATTCTAAATTTATAAGACCTGAAGAATTGAAATATTTAAAAGGTGACTCAACTAAAATTAGAACAATGCTTGGTTGGGAACCAGAGTATACATTTGAAACATTAATGGATGATATGATTAATGGTTGGTTTAATATTTTAGATAAATAAGTTATGGTTGAGTTTAAACACATTTGACATCCAAAAAAATAAATATGGAAAAAATATTATTAGCTGGACCTTGGGTTGGTGAATTTGGGTGGGAATTATTTTGTTGGCAAGGATACCTTAGAAAATTATCAAAAAATTATGATAAAACAATTGTTATTGGTAGACCTAATCAAAAACTACTTTATGAAGATTTTTGTCATGAATATATAGATTTTGATTCAAAAGGTTATAAAACTGATTCATGGATGTGCCATGATTGTGTAATTAACCAAGATTTAATTGGTAAAATACAACACACTGATTACTTAGATGGTAATTTTGATATAGGGTTTAGGTATGGTCAAAATGGTGCATTTGATATAAAGGGTTTATTTAATAAACAAGAATTTAAAAAATATGAATCAAACACACTAGATAAATCATATGATATAATATTTCACTGTAGAAATAAGTCAACAGGTTCAGATAGAAATTGGGACAAAAAACAATGGGTTGAGTTATTTGAGTTATTAAGTGGTAATTTTAAAATAGCATGTATTGGTAACAATGAAGCTTTTCATATTGAGGGTGCTGATGATTTAAGAAACATATCATTATCTGATTTGGTTTCAGTTATGAATAAATCTAAATTAATTATTGGTCCAAGTAGTGGTCCAATGCACTTAGCTAGTTTATCTGGATTAAAACATTTGGTTTGGAGTAGTGAACATAATAAATCTAGATATTTAAATATATGGAACCCATTTAAGACTGAAGTTATTTTTTATTCAAAAGAAGGGTGGAATCCAAATCCTAATAATATTTATAATATAATATCAAAAGAATTACAATATGTTAAATAAAAATATAAAATCATATGTTATTAACCTAGACAAAAGGACCGATAGAATATCTGAATTGAAATTACCATTAGAATGGGAAAGATTTTCAGCAACTGATGGTCAAAAATATGTTGATAATATACCAAAAGAGAGAGGTTGGCGGGGTTGTTATGATTCACATGTTAGATTGATTGAAAAAACAATAAATGATGATGCTGATTTATTTATTATTTTTGAAGATGACGTTGAAGTTACTGATAATTTTATGAATAAATTAGAAACCATTATAAATAACGTACCAGAAAATTGGGAATTACTATTTTTAGGTGGATGGAATGTTGGTGAAAAAATAAAAATTAATGATTATGTTGATTTAGCAGAAAAGGTATATTGTATGCATGCATATATGTTTAAACCTGAAACTGCTAAAAAATTATTAAACAAATTTAAAAATAGAGTATATAAAATTGATGTACTGTTATGTGAATTATTACCAGAGATAAATGCCTACATATGTAATCCAACACTTGCTTGGCAAAGACCTGGCTTTTCTAATATAGAATATAAAGAAACGGATAATATACACTTAAAATAATGTGTAAAAATATTTGTGGTTAATAATTATAATTTTAAAATATGGAATTAATAATATGTGGTGTTGCCACAATAAAAGGTAGGGAAGAAGCATTTAAAGATACAGTGCTATCAATAATTAATCAAGTTGATAAATTAATTGTATATCAAAATGGTTACAAAGAAATTTTTGATTTTTTAAATAATGAAAAAATAGAAGTTTATAGTTCAGTAGACACTGGTGTTGATATGGGTGATGCTGGTAAATTTTACAAATTATCTGATTACGCCAATAATTATTATTTATCGATTGATGATGATTTGATTTACCCAACTGATTATGTTTCAAATATTATTGATAATCTTAAAAATTATAATAATTCTGTCATTATTACACATCATGGTAGAATATTAAATACAAATGCGGTATCATATTATAAAGATTCAAAACTAAAGTTTAGATGCTTAGATAATGTTGATGGTTATCAAGCCATTCATTTTCCTGGTACAGGTGTAATGGGTTTTCACACTAGTAAAGTAAGAATAACATTTGATTATTTTAAAATAGCAAATATGTGTGACATATGGGTTGGATTATACGCTAGAGAAAACAATATACCAATCATAGTTGCACCACATAAAACTGGATGGATAAAACATAGTGATAAATTTAATTTAAATAACACTATTTATAGTACTAGTATAAATAATGATGGTATTCAAAATAAATTAATTATTGATTTTAACAAATCACTAATTATAGAACCAACAGTTAATTCATCAATTATAGAACCAACAGTTAATATTAATAATAATGAAATATGTTTATTAATTCCATCATATAATAGATACGATAAATTAGTAGAAACTTTAACAAACATAAATGAATATGATGAGTTAAATGTAATAGTATATAATGATGGCTCTAATGATGATAGATATTATAATATTGAGAGTAATTTTAAAAATGTTAAAGTATATCATAATAGTAAAAATAATGGTAAAATTGGTTATAATGATACTGTTAAATTTTTATTAAATAAAGCTATAGAATCTAAATTTAATTGGTTTATATATTACGCTGATGATATGTTATTATGTAAAAATTTTACAACCCATGTAAAAAAATTATTTAATGATAAACAAATTGTAAATATATTTTCATTATCATCAGGTGGGTGGGGTGTTAATGGATATATCGATGGATTTTTCACCACATCAAAAAATGGTATTAAAACTATGTATAATTTAATACCAAATAAATTAAAAGATGTTGAAAATAAATCAACAGGTGTTTGGTCTAGCGTTACTAAAAAATTTAGTGCAATACATGATGAATTAGGAGGTATTAAACTATGTTGTTTAAACTATACATTATGTCAACATTATGGAAATGATGATTCTAAATTACACCCCAAACATAGGTTAATACAACCAATAATTGCTCACAATTTTTACGATGATTTTTATGGTCAAGAAATAAAAATTATCAGTACATCTGGTACAGTAGACCAATCAAGTGGTAACATTAAAAAAAAAAGCTCAGAAGGCACATCAAGTGGTAATAAAGTTGTTAAGGAAGAACCAAAGATTCAAGAAACACCAAAACCAACCAAACCAGTTATTAATACACCAATAGCTACTGAAAAACCAAAAATAAAGAAACAAGAAATACCTGAAAAAATGCAAAAACCAAAAACAATAAATAAAACACATGGTGACTTGTTTATGGGTAAAGCTATGAAGAAAAAATTAAGATTTGGTAAAAAGTAAATTTACAAAATATAAAAGTTAAGTATATTATATTAAAAAATAATAAATGGGTAACTGGATTAAAAAACAAATGGTGAAATTACTTAAAAAGTTATAACATTATTATATATTTATAATAAAAAATAATAGTATGATTGATAGTAAAGAAACTGGTGTTTATAAAATAACTAATTTAAATAATAATAAAGTTTATATTGGTAGTTCTACTTCTGAGCGAGATGGGTTTAAAGATAGAATAAATACCCACATTAGATTGTTAAATAATAAAAAACACCCAAATAAACATTTACAAAGTTCTTGGGATAAATATAGTTATAAATCTTTTAAATTTGAAATTTTAGAAATAATTAAAGGTAAAGATAAAATAATTGAAAGAGAACAATATTATATTGACTTATATGGGGTGATTAACCCAAATATTGGTTATAATAAAGCACCAATAGCAAATAGTCAGTTAGGTTTTAAACATTCAGAAGAAAGTAAACGTAAAATGTCTAAAGCTGCTAAAAGTAGGTCTAAAGAAATTTCAGAAAGAATGAAAAAAATAATGACTGGTAAAAAAATGAGTGATGAAACAAAGGAAAAAATATCAAAAAAAATAAAAGGAATTAAAAGAAATTATGAGTTTAAAAATAAAATGAGTATTATTGCTAAAAATAGGGTAGTTAGTGATGATACTAAAAATAAAATCAGTAAAACAAAAACGGGTAAAATATCTAAAAAAAGGAAAAAAGTTATACAATTAGATTTGTATGGTAATTTAATTAAAATATGGTCTTTTGCTGGTGAAGCTGAAAGTGAATTAAATATAACTAGAGGTAAAATAAGTGCAGTTTGTTTAAATAATAGAAAAACAGCTGGTGGATTTAAATGGAAATATAAAAATGAAATGGATTAAAAAACAAATGTTAAATCTAACATTAGCTATAAGTAATGTTGAAAAAAATGCATTAAATCAGGAAGGTATAGATGGCGGTATTGAAACTGGGAAATACCAGAGATTGAACCAAAATTCATTGATGGATGCCCTACTTAGGGGGGAGATGAATGATGAGGTTGAAAAATTGCGTTGGAGAATATACAAAACTTCATCAGCTATTAAAAATTATGGAACCAAAGTGGTTGGTTATACAATTGACGGGCACCCAATAACTAAAATTACTTATGTTGGTGATGAAGAAAGGTTAGCTAAAATTAAAAAAGAACCTTCTGATGAATACGAATTAATAATGGTGGTTGATAATACCAACGTTAGTGCTAGTGTTTTCTCATCATTAAATTTAGATATTGATGAATACGATGAACCTATCGACTCAAAAACAACAAACATAATTAATAAGGATGATGCACCAAAAGGTTTCACTATAGATGTAGATGATGAGATTAATAATGGTAGTAATATTGAGTTAGGTGATGATGAAATAAAAACTATTGGGGAAGTTAAAGATAATAAAGTTGAATTAAATCTACCAATAAGTATAACTAGGGAACACAGGCCAAAATTTGAATTAGAAAATTACACCAAAAAACTACATGTTAAGGAAATAAATGATAAAGAATTTTTATTAGAGTTTTTCATTTCAAAATACCCAAATCAGTTTGATAAAAAAAGTGATTTTTTCTTATCGGATATTAAAAAATTGATATCACAACCAAAAAGATATAACTCAATTATCGATATAAATACAGTATCATTCGTTACCAATAATACAGTTGGTGTTCCAGACTTTTTAGAATTTGAATACAATGTTAAAAAATTTGACAAAATTGTTGAGTTCAATGAATTTTACGTTGTTAAATTTATTTCAGAAGTAACTATTGAAGCTAAAAGTATTATTGATAAGTTCAGAAATGAAGAACTTGACGAAAAATATAAAAACAAAGAAAAAAGATAAAATATATGGGGAGGCCGAGAAAAGTAACTGGTGAAACTTCAGTGCCACAAACTAGAAGTGTAAAACAACCACTAACTAAAGAGCAGTTGTTGCAAAATATTAGATTATCAATTAAGTGTAAAAATGAGACTCAAAAAAAATTAATACACACAATAAAAAATAATGATGTTACAATATGTACTGGTCCAGCTGGTACTGGTAAAACGTTTTTATCTTGTTATGAATCTATTAATCAACTTAAAAATAATAATTTAATTAATAAAATCGTGATAGTTAAATCAGTTACAACATTAAAAAATGAAGAAATAGGATTTTTAAAAGGTTCATTAGAAGAAAAAATGGAACCATTTGTATATTCATTTATTAAAAATTTTGAAAAAATAATTGGATTAGACTTAACTAATAAATTAAAGGATGAAAATATTATTGAAGTGTTACCAATTGCATACATGAGAGGTATAAATATTGATAATGCTGTGGTTATAATAGACGAAGTTCAAAACATATCAATAGATAATATTAGAACTATATTAACTAGGTTAGGAGAAAATAGTAAAATGATATTATTAGGTGATATTAACCAAATAGATATGAAATATAAAAAAGACAGTGCTCTAGAATTTTTAATTAATAATTTTAAAAACACTTCAAATATTGGACTTATTGAATTCAATAATAGTGAAATTATAAGACACCCATTAATTATAAAAATAGAAGAAATATTTAATAATTACGATAAATCAAATACTCAAAATAAAGTTAAAGTTATCAATAATAAACCAGTTATAATTAGAAAAAAAATTAGCTTATTAAAGTTATTATTTAATAAAATATTCGGTAGATAAATTTAATAAACCTAATCTATATAATTTTTGATAGGTAGGGTTATCATTTTCCCTAAATTCTTTTTTATTTTTATATTTTGATGCTATTTTATATAAGTCTTCAATAGAAATTATATTAGAATATATATCACCAATAATGATATTATTAATATCATCCTTATTTATTTGTTTTTTTAAAAATTTATTTATAACTGGTAAATTATTAATAATTTGTTCTTTTATATCCAACTCATATTTACGACTATGTTCATTAATAATAATTAGCAATATATTTTTTTTAAAACATAAATCACACTTAAATGAATTATCATTATGTTGGTGCCAACCCTTACCATTATATTCAAAAGCTATTTTTAAGTCATCAACATAAATATCTAACTCATATGGTTTAATTATTTTCCTTGTATTGTATAAAACATCAGATTTAAATAATTTAACAATTATATCTTTTAAAATTAATTGTGGTATACTAAATGATTTTGAAATCATATGTGAACATATGTCATTCAATATACCTTTTCTTTGTGCTGAAGAATAAGCTGAAGCATCATATTTTTTAAATTCAGACCTAGAGTTATATTTTTTAGCAATTTCTGCTAAATTATCATAAGATAAATCACGACCAACTAATTTATTTCGCTTACCAATTAAATATGATTTAAACTCCTTACTTTTTTTCAAACCTAATCTATTAGCTTTTGATTCAAGTGATTTTTTAGATACATTTAAAATGTTACTTATTTCTAAATTTTCAGTATTTGGGTATAATTTAATAAGTTCATTAGTTAATTTTATAGACCAACTCATATATTCTTTAAATATAAATATCCAATATACTCAAAAAAGGTAAAAATATTTTTATTTAAACTTTATTTATTTATTTATTTTATTATCATTAAATAAAAATAAATAGATGGCACGCATAGGTATTAGTATTAACGAAGTTTTAAGGGATACGTTATCCCAAATGGATTATACTTACAGTAAGTATATATCAGGTGAGGAATCTAAAATTACAAAAGATGAAATTACATCATTTAATTTAGAAGACCATTTTACGTTCCAATCGAAAAAAGATTTAAACAGATTCTTATATGATGAGGCTAGTTTAGAAATCTTTGGACATGCGGACCAAATGATTGAAAATTTAATGACTAAATTTAATATGTTCTTAGTCGACATTGAGGAAGAAGAAGAGCATACAATCGAATTAGTTAGTAGAGAATACTTAAAAAGTATTCCATCAACATTATTCTTCCTATCAAAATTAGGTTGTAGAGCAGCAAATATTAGATTTGTTAAACAATATGATGAAGAATGGGGTGATGTTGATGTATTAATTACAGCAAACCCAATATCACTAAAAAACAAACCAAGCGATAAGATTTCGGTAAAAATAAATGCACCTTACAACAGTGATTGTCAAGGTGATTTTGAATTGGATTCAATTTTAGATTTTATCGAAGATGAAGCTTTAAGAACTAAAATTTTAAACACAAAAATAACAACACAAGAACAATTATAAAATGGAAGATATTATATTAGAATTTGGTGGCGTAGCTTATTATTTAGATTTTGATGGGATACAAAATATATTAAAATCCGATGAGGATTTAGAATCTGGTGAAGTAATTGAAACTGACACCAAAACAACCAATATTAATGGTGGGGTTGAAAAAGTTGAAATAACCACAAGACAATACCATAAAGGTAGAGAAATCGATATATCAAAATATGAAACATATAGAACTTTACTTGAAATATTACTAACACTACAAGATGATGGTGATGATTCATTAGGTACTGAAAGAGCACTTAGTAGCGCACCATTACCATTTAAAATAGCATTTAATACTTTAGTAAAATACGGTGTACTAAAGGAATTATAATAACAAATAAAAAAAACAGATATGTCAGAAAACGTAAACAAAGTAAATGAAGAACAAGTTAATGCTGTAATTGAAAAATTGGAATCTAAAGATTTCGGCATTTATTTTTTCACATTAGACACAAAGGGTAATCCAGTAGCTGGTATTGCAAACATTTATGAACATGTAAAAGTTTTAAACCAATTAGGGTATAGAGCTTATATTTTACATGAGAAAAATGATTATAAAAAATTCGGTGACGAAGATGAAAACGGATTAGGTGATTGGTTAGGTGAAGAATATGCTAATTTACCACACATGTCAATTGAATCTGGTGCATTAAATGTTGGTCCACAAGACTTTTTAATTATACCAGAAGCATTCTCAAGTGTAATGCAACAAAAAGAAGTTAGGTCTTTACCATGTAAAAAAATTGTATTCTCACAAAGTCATGAATACATTTTTGAATTATTACCATTAGGTAGAAGATGGACCGATTTTGGATTCAACGATGTTATTACAACATCAAAAAAACAAGGTGAATACCTTAAAACATTATTCCCAAGTATTAAAACACATGTTGTACCAGTTGCAATCTCAAGTTACTTCAAAGCGTCAAACAAACCTAAGTTACCAATCGTAACTATTCACACTAGAAATCAAAGTGACGTTTCTAAAATTACAAAAGCATTTTATTTACAATACCCAATCTACAAATGGTTAACATTTAAAGAATTAAGAGGTTTGTCTAAAGTACAATTTGCTGATGAACTATCTAAATCTTGTTTAGCTATTTGGGTTGACGATGTTGCTGGATTTGGTACATTCCCATTAGAAGCTATTGAGTGTGACACCCCAGTAATTGGTAAAATACCTAATATGGTTCCAGAATGGATGGAAGAATTAGATTCAGATGGTAATTCAATTATCAAATACAATGGGTTATGGACTAATAGTACATTAAATATTCCAGAATTAATCTCAACATATATGAAAGTTTGGTTAGAGGATTCAGTTCCACAAGAACTTTTAGATGGTATGGCTGAAACAAAAGGTGTTTACAGTGAGGAAAATCAATCTAAAAAAATAGAAGAAGTTTATAGTTCACTAGTTCAATCTAGAACTGATGAATTTAAAAACATAATCGATTCATTAAAAACTGAATCAACAATTAAATAATTTTTAAATTATGAATAATATAACAGTAATTATACCAAGATTTTTAGTTAGTGAATAGTTTTACATTAGATTTACCATATTTATAAATAAAAATTTATGATAATATATAAAACAACAAATTTAATTAATGGTAAAATTTATATAGGTAAAGATGTTAAAAATAACCCAAATTATTATGGTTCTGGTAAAATATTAAAACAAGCTATAAAAAAATATGGTAAAGAAAATTTTAAAAAAGAAATATTACTTGAGTGTTTTAATAAAAAAGAATTAGAATTGGAGGAAATTAAACACATAACCAAATATTCATCAAATAACCCTAAAATCGGATATAATGTAACTAATGGTGGGTCTGGTGGTGTAACAAAAAGAATAAAAATATACCAGTATAATAAAAATGGTGAATTTATAAAAGAATGGGAGAGTAGTGAAGTTGCATCTAGAGAATTAAATATTGATTCAAGTGCTATTAGAAAAGTTTGTAAAGGTATTTTAAAAAGTTGTGGTGGATTTATTTGGTTAGAATATAAAAAAAATAATGTAATCTATAAAACAAATAAAGAAAAAAATATATTACAATATGATATGTGTGGTAATTTCATAAAAGAATGGGTATCAATTAAAGATGCTGAAAATTATTTAAAAATAAAACCATATAGTGGTAATATTGGTTCAGTTTTAGATAAACCAAATAGGTCATCACATGGTTATATTTGGTTAACAAAATGTGATAAAATAAAAAATAAAATAAAACAATATGAACATAACTTATCAAGAAAGGTGAACCAATTAAATGATACGCATGATATTATTAAAACCTGGGAATCAATTACTGATATATGTAAAAATTTAAAAATAAAACAAAGTACATTAATAAAATACCTTAAATTAGATAAAAAATTAGGTGGTTATTATTGGGAATATAATAATAAAAAATAATAAATAAAATGAAAAAAAGAAATTTAATAAGTGTAATTATACCATTACACGAAGTACAAGAAGGAACCAATGGATTATATAAAAATGCAATTCAAAGTGTTATTGACCAAGTTGTAAAACCATCAAATGTGTTAGTTGTAACACCAATAGGTAGTGAAGCAACTAAATTTGCAAATGACTTTGATTATGGTACTATAAAAGATTTAGTTAAAGTGATTGAAAATGATGGTAAAACGGATTTTGCATCACAAATTAATTATGGTGTTTCAAAATGTGAAACAACGTGGTTTAGTATTTTAGAATTTGATGATGAATATTCTAAAATTTGGTTTAAAAATGTGGAAACATATATTGAAGCTTATTCAGATGTTGATATTTTTATGCCTATCATAGTTGACGTTGATGAATTTGGTTCATTTATAGGGTTTACAAATGAAGCAGTTTGGGCCAATAGTTTTTCAGAAGAACTAGGTCTTTTAGATAAAGATGCATTACTTTCTTACCAAAACTTTAATATCGATGGTATTGTAATGAAAAAAGATATCTATGAATCATACGGTGGGTTTAAATCAAACATGCAGTTAACATTTATTTATGAATTCTTATTAAGAATGACATATAAATCTGCTAAAGTTATGACAATCCCTAAATTTGGTTATAAACACGTAAACCAAAGAGTTGGTTCATTATTCCATAGTTATAAATTAAATATGAATCCAGTTGAAGCGAACTGGTGGTTAAATAAAGCTAAATCTGAGTTCTACCATGAGCATGACAGAGAATTGAGCTATGCTGAATAAAATTTAAATAATGGGCACACAACGAGGACGAAAAAGAACAAATGATTTATATTTCGGTCCAGACGAAGAGGCTGCTGTTATTAGATTTTTAGAATGTAATGATGATATAGAAAGGAATGCAATCTACAATGAATGGTTAAGAGGACCATTTGATAAAATGATTGAATCGATAATCAGAAGGTATAAATTATATAGAAAAGGGTTTTCGTTTGAGGATTTACACTCAGACACCCTATCCTTCTTGATAACAAAAGCAGATAAATTTGAAAAAGATTCTGGCAAGAAAGCATATTCTTACTATGGAACAATTTGTAAACACTACATACTTGGGTTACTAATCAAAGATGATAGTAATGTAAAACAACTATATTCGTATGAAGATTTAAGTCAAGATTATTTTGACGATAGAGATGATTTACAATATGAGATTGATGATAAAGATTTTACTTTAGATAAATTTATAGTTAAATTAACGAGTGGTATTAAACTTGAAATTGATAACAATGAAACGTTACCAATTAAAAAAAGATTGAATGATAATGAAATAAAGGTTGGTTACGCACTTATCGATATTTTAGAAAATTGGGAACAAACACTAGATGTAATGAATGGTGGGTCAAAATTCAATAAAAATTCAGTTTTGGAAACCATGCGAAATTACACCAATTTATCAACAAAAGACATAAGGTCGTCAATGAAAAGGTATAAAGATATATATTCTATATTAAAAATAGATGGGTTAGATAACGGATTTGAATAAAAATCCGTTTTTTACGTATTTATAGTATATAACAATAACTAAAATAATTCATGTATGGCTAGGAAAAAGAAACAAGAAGTCAAAATAAATAGTGTTGACAGTCTTGAAGGATTATGTCAGGAAGCATATAATGATGCATGTGCGCAAATAAATGATGCACAAAGAACAATAAACGAAATGGTTAATTCAGCAAATCCAGAAGATGTTGATGATTTAACCAAAATAGCTAAAGGTAAAGTCGATGCATTAAAGATTAAAGATTCAGCAATTAAAATAAAACTTGAAATTGCTAAATTACAAAATGATATTATTAAAAACAATGGTGATGCTGATGCGGCCATTAAAGATAGAAGCAATGGTACAGCATCATTAGATGATTTTTCTAAAGTTAGAGAAATGATTAAAAATGGTCAAAATAATAATCCAGAAAACGAATAAGATATGTCAGTATACGACCAAAAGAAAAAAGTAATGGGTAATATTGCAGCATTGAATACAATAACTGAAGGTTTACCGAAATTTAAACGAACTGATTCATTTTCAAGTATGAATAATGATGGTAATTCAACTAATTTTCTATTGGATTTAACTCAAGCTTTAATTGGTTATCAAGAATTAAAAGAAAATATTGTAGATATATTAACTAGAAAATTACCAGAAATTGAATCTGAAATTAAGAAAAAATTAAAATTAGAATTAAAAGAATATACTAGTTGTGGTGTTAACCCAAATATCCCATCATGGTTTAAAAGTACTGGTGTTGGTGTTACATTAAAATTATCTAATATTGATTTTTTTCAAATAACAAAAACCGACCCAAAATCAGCATTTGGTTTTTTAATTTATAATGATTTTCAGTCTGGCACAAATAGCACTGATTTTAATACGTTTCTATATTCAAATATTGAACAAAATAAATCAGACTACACACCAAACGGTGGTACACCAAGTCCATGGGGTACATCAACAGTTGGTACCAACATACTAGATTTAAAATTTAGTCCAGTTGGGAGTCCAACAATTGTACCAGTATCAACATTAGGTACACCTATTGGTAATCCAATTGGGTTACCACCTAGTGGTTTTTTAACGGTACCAAATAATAATATAATTAAAATAACTACTAACCCAGCATTCGATAATAAAACTTTATCTGAATTCAATGAAAAATTTATAGATAGTATTTATTTATTCGGTGACCCAAATAATTATGATGGTACCAAAATATTAAATGCAATTATTGATAATTTATTTGGGACTATGTCAGTTGAATTTGGTAAAACTAAGGAACAACTAAAAAAAGAGGCTGAAATAAATGAAGTATTAAAGTGTATTTTAAATTCAGATGAAAACGATTTTATTGATGATAATTATTTTGAATTCGATAACGAACAATTGAGTAAAATAGAAACAGATGTAAATAATAAAAGATTAGGTATTAAGGTACTTGAAACATGTGGTAATTTAGTTGCAAATATACCGATTAGTGAACTTATAGATGCTAGTAATGCATTTACAGCAGCAACAGCAAATCAATTAAGTCCATTAAGTGTTGATGAATTAAAATCACAAGCAATTAGTAAAGCTATTGATAATATAGCAGCGGCTCAAGCATCAAATGCTGCCACAATTGATATACCAACAGTTAAATATAATTTTATATTAGATTTAATAAAATCATTTACACAATCGGTAATAACTATAATTTTATCACCTAGATTAATTACTCTATTTGCTGTTAATTTTAAAATAATATATGGTCAGTTATCAGAATATGATGGTGCTATTGATTTTATGAAGAAAAATAAAAATCTAATTATTAGTATATCTAAAACTGTGCTTGAAATAATAATTAAAATGTTAATAACTTTAGTTTTAAAATATATTAGTAAAAAACTAGCTAAAAAAATAGCAGATGATAAAAAAGAAAAAAGTGAAAATTACAATAAAGTAATGCTTAGTTTATTAGGTGTTACCCCAGATATAATAACACAAATCCAAAATATAAATTATTTTGGTGCTTAAAATATAAAAATTATGGCAGAATGTAAATCAACCCAAAAAAGTTTACCAGTATCACAATCAGGTTTAAACTCAATTTCAAAAGTACTTAAAATAATATTAGGTGCATTTAATTTACCACAAAAACCAGCTCCAAAAATTCCACCACTTTTATTATTAATTGGTGCTGAATTAAGGCCAGGCATGAGTGGTAGACAATTAGCTGCAAATACAATATCTAAATTAGAGTCAGAAGCTGGAATACCCATGGGTGATATATTTGCTGATGGTCCAAACGCAATGGCGGCAGCTAAGTTAATAGAAAGTAACGAAACAGTTACACACATAAAAACTAATGCTAAATCAAGTACTGTAATTAAACCAGGGTCCATCCAAGTAACAGTTGTTGGTGGTATAGGTTCAAACACATCGCTAACACAAACTTCAGGAATCGTAATATGAAAACAGATTGGGAAGATAAAAGCAACAATGAAATATTGTTAGAAATTAAACAACTTCAGCTAGACCACGAATCTTTAAAAATTAAAATTGCTAGGGAGTTTGATAAGTTAGTTGAAATTGAACAACTTTTTGATGAAGCTCAAAAAGTTATAAAAAAAAGGTTAATTGGTAATAAATAATGGGTATTGACAATAAATTTGCAACGGGTCAAGCTAGTAGTGCTAATGGTACTGGTGTTGTTTTTAAAAATTTTCAATTAGCAGAAGTTGTTACAGTTGGTACGGTACCAGTTACACAAACAAATGATGCGATTAAAAATAAGGACTTAATATTTAATGCGGACCCATATATTATAAGATGTAGGATTATCGGTAGTAACTATGATAATATTTTTTCAAATGATGCATTATTACCAAATTGCTTTCCACTTATACCTAAAATGGTGTCACCGATACCAAAAGTTGGTGAATATGTGTTGGTATTTATGTTTGGGCCCGATGAAAAATATGGTGATAGGTTTTATATTGGACCAATCATATCAAATCCAACTGCATATAACAAGCAAACATTAATTAATGGTGCAACTGATGGGTTATCTGTTGGTATTTATACACCTGAAAGGGATTTATCTAAAATCGAATCAATAAAAGGTATTTATGCTGACTATGATTCAAATAATACATATAGTTTAAATGGTAGGGATAATGCTGATATAGTATTCAAACCTAGTGAAGTATTAATTAGAGCTGGTAAATTTATTGAAAATAAACCAAAAGAGTTTAATAATGTTAATCCAGCTTATATACAGGTTAAAAATGGATTTAATTATACAGACCAAGTAAATAATGCTATTGTTGCTATAACTGGTGCTGGTAAACAAAGTAAGCCTCAAAAAATAAGTGTTAATAACATTGTTGCTGATAAAATTAATTTATTAACCTACAACGGTAGTCCAAATTTTAATTTAACCGAAAGAGATTTATTAAATAGTACAACACCATATATAACTGATGATGAAATGAATACAATACTATCTACAGCGCATCCATTAGTATTTGGTGATGTATTATTAGAATATTTAAAAGCATTAAGAGCTGCGTTTGATTCACATGTGCACAATAAATTCGGAGCTGCACCACCAACTGACAATATAACATTAGGTAATTCAGTTGCAGAATTTAAAAAACTAGCACCAAAACTTGAAACAACTATGTTATCTAAAAATATAAGAATTAACTGATAATTCCAGATATTTATTAATAAAAAACAAATGGTAGTTAGAACATATTTTGATAGGAATAATACAATTATATTAAATGATTATACCAACACTGGTAGAAATCCAATCACTGAATTATATTATGGTGGTGATTTAGTTGATAAATCATACACTAGATTTTTATTTCATTTTGATGAAACTAGATTAAGAGAATTATATAGTGGTGGTACATTCCCAAATATAGGTCTAATGACACACACACTTAGAATGACTAATACTGGTGCATTTGATTTAAATTTACTTGGTCACGATACGTGTGATGGTAAACCTAGAGCCTCATCATTTGATTTAATAGTTTTTAAATTACCACAACAATGGGATGAAGGTGTTGGTTATGATTATAACATTGAAATACCATTAAGAGAACCTAGTTACCAAGATACTAGCGGTATTAACCCAATGGTATATTCAACATGTCCATCAAACTGGTTTCAGGCTCAAACAAACTTACCTTGGAATACTGGTTCAGGTGTTTACTCTGGTTCAACATTACCAACTATATTTGGTACACAACATTTTGAACAAGGTAATGAAAATATTGAAATAGATATTACCAATATAGTTAATTCATACATAACTGGTGAAACTAATTATGGTTTAGGTATAGCATTTCCACCTAGTTACGAACAAATGTTTATGGATGAATTTCAATATGTTGGATTTTTCACTAGACACACACAAACTTTTTATGAACCATATGTAGAAACAACATATTCTTGCCATATTAAAGATGATAGAACTGATTTTTATTTAGATAAATTAAATAAATTATATCTGTATGTAAATTTAGGTGGTAACCCAACTAACTTAGATAAATTACCAACAGTTACGGTTTATGATAATTGTGGTGAAATAATATCAGCTTATACACAAAATGATGTTGTTCATTGTACTAAAGGTGTTTACTATATTGATTTACTAGCTAATACTAATTCAAATAATCAACCAGGTGTAATGATAAATGACGTTTGGGGTAATATTAAGATAAAAGGTGTAAGTAGACCTGATATCGAATTATCAACTGAATTAAAAGATTCATTTGGTTATTATAATATTGGTGACGCTGATGATTTACCTAAAAAAGTTGGTTTTAATATTTCTGGTATAAATCACAATGAAAAAATAAAAAGAGGTGATATCAGAAAAGTGTTGGTTAGTACAAGGATACCATATACAGTAAATCAAACTCAAAAAATTGATAGATTACTTTATCGTCTATATGTTAAAGAAGGTAAAAATGAATATACAGTAATTGATTACCAACCATTAGAAATGACACCAAATACCAACTATTTCTTATTGGATACACAAAGTTTAATACCTAATACTTATTATTTAGATGTTAAATATGAATCAAATTTAGAGGTATCAACAAATAAAGAAGTGTTAAAATTTGATATAGTATCTCAAGTTGAATTAAGAATATCACAATAATGAAAGATTTTATAAAACATAAACTAAGGGAAAATTTATCAAACCCAATATGTAATATAATGACAGTTAGTACTTATGAAGAAGGTATTGAACTTTTAAATAAACATATTGGAACGCCAAAAGAAAACCCAGAAGCTTGGGCTCAAATTTCTAAACCACTTAAAATGTGGGAAGATATTACAATACAAATTCGAAAAGAATTGAAAACTGGTGCAACTGGCGATTCTGAAGTTGATGAATCAGATACTTGGTGGTCAGCAATCACTAGTAGGTTTTGTAGATAATTTTTAAATACATCTTTACAAATTTATATTTTTTACTATATAATATAGTGGGGATTATTAATCCCCATTTTTATTTTAAAAATATAGGATTATTTTATCTACTTACCTCTTCCCAATCTATTGAAGCATATGCTCCTAAATTTCCACCAGTTGCATCTACAGCCATTTCAATTACTATTTCAAAAGCTGTCCCCGTAAAACTATTTCTTTCAAGTTGACTAGCAAATAATGCTTCTTTTAATATATTAATACTAGGAGAACCTTGATTAGATGAATTTATATACCCTTGTGCTAATATTCTACCTCCTGAAACAGAAGCTCCCGTAAGATTATATTCAACAGATGAATCAACTCCAGCAGAAACCCACGCACCTCCTGTGATAATAGCCCCATTTACAACTCTCCATGCATAGTTTTTACCATTACCTATCCCTAATAAAGATACTGCTGTAGTTATAATTATAGCATCTAATGCAGTAGCCTTAACCCTAATCCCCACCATTGGATAATACGTTCCAGCTACAGCAAATGTTTTAGGTGTTGTGATAGGTGTCCCAACCGCTAGTTGAGCACCCCTAAGTTCATAACCACCTTCAGATAATGCAGTAGAACACACTTGCTTTAAAGTACTTGGTATAGCTGTTACCCCTGTATTAGTAATCTCATACCTCAAAGGTAAAGATGCTGTGGTAATATAAGTAGATGTTATTAAATTAGCGTGATTAAATCTATGACAAAGAATAAAATTACCGTCTATAACAAAACCTAATCTAACGGTCCCTTCTCCTAACCACTCAATATCCATAAATAATATCTGAGCTTTTGTAATATCTAATACTAAACCAGAAGGCCCAGTACCATCCATTTTATCAACATTCCACGCCGATTGATTTACTACAGATTCAGTAACTACACCAGTAACCAAACTTCTTTCTACAAAACTTAAAGTAGAGTTGTTAAGTTGTAAGTAAAGCCCATTATCACTACCAAAGTAACCTACTCTTTGTCTAAGATTAGTTTGAGCTGGAGCCATTACAAATGTATTATATATTAGTAATGACTTACCTGGTTGGTATGATATTACTTTAAATGTTTCTCTAAGAACTTGTGAGCCACTTGTTGTATTTACATTTAAATTTACCAATCCTTCATTTGCACTAAATACTGCTGCACCCCCACTTGCTGTAGAAGTAGCCCATAACCCATTGTCTTTATATCTATGTGAAGAATCAAATAAAGTTAATGGATTTGAAACCCTTAATCTACCAAATGCATCACCCAACATTGGATTATTAGTTAATATTGATTGATTAGATACAGTAACAGTACCATCTACAGTAATTGAATTACCACCATCTTGTATATTTACAGCAGCTGCACCAGCACCATTCTGAACTGTTATACTTTCTAATGCAGATAATGTTGCAGCATCTAATGCGACTGTACTATTAGTGACATCAACTTTATCCGTTGCAAATACTAAATTTCTAATATCTAAATCAGTAGCATCAACTGTGATTGAATTACCACCATCTTGAATATTAACAGCTGAAGCTCCAGAAGTATTTCCAATAGTTGCATTTAAATTAGACGCTGTAGGTTGAATAATTGTGAAATTACCAGTACCAGCATTTGCAGTAACAGTACCATCTACAGTAATTGAATTACCACCATCTTGAATATTAACAGCTGATGAACCAGCACCATTCTGAACCGTTATATTTTCTAATGCAGTAAGTGTTGTAGCATCTAAAGCAATAGTACTATTGCTAACGTCAACCTTATCTGTTGCAAATACTAAATCTCTAATATCTAAATTATTAGCATCTACAGTTATACTATTACCACCATCTTGAATATTAACAGCTGAAGCACCAGCACCATTCTGAACCGTTATATTTTCTAATGCAGTAAGTGTTGCAGTACTTAAACTTACCGTACCATCCACAGTAATCGAACCACCAGCGTCATCTATTGAAATAACATTACCACCATCTTGAATATTAACAGCGGAACCACCACCAGTATTATTAATCGTAACATCACCAATATCAGTACCATTAACTAATTTATTATTAATATTAGTTAATATTGTTTGAGTATTGGTTACAGCAGTTAGTACTAATTTTTGAGTATCTTCTAAATTTATATCAGTTGTATTTGAAACTATTAAACTTAAAAAAGTATTTGGATTGATATATGATAACGGTGGTGTGGGTATTGATGGTGTGTTAGAATTTGGTAAATAATAAGTAGGTGGGTTAAATGCACCAGTTGAACTATTCCATACTCTAACCTCTAAATAAGTAACATCTAAATTATCAACAACCAATTTAGTTTCATAATCACTTTGTTGCTGAACTGCTGACAATATTGATAAAGAAGTTAACTCAGTTGCTAAATAAGCACCATTTGAATTTACCGAAATAATTTGGTCACTAGGTAAAACAACTGGGTCACTTTCAGCCATCGTTTTTTGACCTTTTGTATTTGGAAATTGATTCATATAATATTTATATATAAATATTTAATTATTTGAAAAAGAATAGATATTTTAATTTTAATATTATTTAATTTAAATACATCTTTACAAATTTATATTTTTAATTATATTTATTATTATAGTTAACTCCGTATTGGTTTCGAGTCAAATTTGACTTTAGAGTTGTTTAGGCAACAAAGAAATTGGTACATTAATAACAAAAATTAAAAAGTTAAAAAAATGAAAATTAGTTTAAACAATGAGGTTTCTACACCTCAAGCATTTATTGCTGTTAATAAAAGTAGAATTAAACAATATGATAAGTCTGGTGACACACCAACTTACTACCTACAAAAAGGTCAAGAATTCCAATTAGAATTATTTAATCCAACCAATGGAACCATTTTAGCTAAGATTTTCTTAAATGGAAATGCTATATCACAAGGTGGACTCGTTTTAAGACCAGGAGAGCGCATTTTTCTAGATAGATATATCGATGTAGCCAAAAAGTTTTTATTCGACACCTACGAGGTTGAAAATACGTCTGAGGTTAAAAAAGCTATTGAAGACAATGGTGATTTTAAAGTTGAATTTTACAGAGAGTTCGTATTTAATAACTATGGTGGTTATTTAAACTTAAATAATAATACCACAGTAACCACATATAATACAAATTTAACTAATTATAGTGATGTAAATACATATGATATTAGATGTAATTCTTTAAATGATTTTAATTCATCATTTACAAACACATCAATTAATCAAAATACAACACCAGAAGGTCCAAACCGAAGACAATTAAAATCAAAAAAAACAAAATCAATTGAAACTGGTAGAGTTGAACAAGGTTCATCATCTAATCAAAAATTACAAACAGTAAATAAGAATTGGGAATACTCCCCATTTCATACTATTGAATATAAAATGTTACCATTATCACAAAAGATAAACACAATTGAAGATATTAATATAAAAAGATATTGCACCAATTGTGGTTCCAAATTAAAAGTAGAGTTTAAATATTGTCCATTATGTGCAACTAAAATTTAATTTAAAAATTGGTTCCATGATTCCCAACCATTATATTTATAAACATAATCTGGTCTTTTAGGAATATATGATGGTAGATTTTTAGTTAACGTTCTCCAAATAGATTCCGATTTAATATCACAATTTTTATTAACCCATTCCTTACTATCTTTATAAGATAAAAAATGGGTTATTTTTTTCTTCCCAATATATTTAATATTTTTTGGTAAATCATTACCAAAAAAATCATTATATGAAATCCATTCATTTTTATAAACATTAATTGGGTTTCTAGGTAAACCTAAATTTTTATTTTCTAAATACCAATTTGTGTATTCTGATTTAGTTGTTAATTTTAAATCTTTAATTATTAATTTAGCTTCAGAATAATTTATTAATTTAATTTTATTTTTTTTTATTATTAATTTTTTTTTATTAATTTTTGGTTTAGTATTTAAAAAAGAATACCAAGATTCCCAACCTTTACCTTTATAATATTGAGCTGGATTATATGGCATTTTATTTTTTCTAAAAATACGATATTCTTCTATATTTTTAATTTTCTCTTTAATAACTATTTCTTTTAATTCATTGTAACTTAAAAAACTATTATTATTAAAAAAATCAGTCCAGTTCTTCCAATCTCTATTTTTATATACTGAATCTGGTCTTTTAGGAAAACATTCGGGTAATTCACCTAATTTTATCCATTTACGCCATTTTTTTTCTGAATTAATGTTAGGTATATTATTTAACACCCATTCTTTCATTTCTACTAATGTTGATTCATATTTAGAATAACTACTACCTTCACCACCTTTACTTAAATTAGTTAAATTAGGTATTTGCCCTATCCAATATTTTTCTCGTTCTACCCAATTATCTTCATTACATTCTTCTATAATATGTATTTTTAATTCTTCATTATTATTTAAAACTTTACGAATCCAATTATTCTTATGTGTTATTATACCTCGTTTAGCTTCACAAATGTGGTCATTTTTCCTAATTATTGGTCTATATGATTTACCAATATATCTTATTATATTATCATACCCTGATAATCCATAAATATAAATTTTATCACTCATGATGTTTTTATTATAAATATACAAAAATTTATAAAAATCACATTTTAGATAAAACTTTGTGGTTCTAAATTAGGTAAGGGTGATAAATTTTGTGCTAACTGCGGCACAAAAGCTTAAATAAAAATAACTGAGTTAACTATATAAGGGGAGTTTTTACTCCCTTTTTTATTTAAATAAGTTTTTTTATTAAAAAAAAATTGTTATTTTAAATATTATTTGTATATTTGTAAAAAAATAAAAATATGGAAAATACTAACATGTTATCTAGCAATAGTGCTATTGCTTCTGAAGTAATCAAATTGGAAAAGAAATATCCTAATAATATGGATTTAGGTTTTGCAATTAGAAAATTGTTACTTGAAAATCGTGAAAAATACGATTTATTATTAAAAAGTATTGAAAACAAAAAAGGCTAGATAAACTCTAGCCTTTTATATGAATTAGATTTTTATTATCTTAATTCGTTAATGTTAAATGTTGGAACACCATCAACTTTTACGTGACCGTAGAATCTGTTGTTAAAACTTGCTTTTATAATAATTTATACATAAAAATATCATCTTCATCATCTGTTGTTCTATATTTAGAAAAACCATACTTACTGTAAATTTGATAAAGTATATCTGAGTCTATTTCCGAATCATCATCAACCCTCAAAAATAATGATTTATATCCTTTATTTTTGCCGAAATCATATAACCAATTCATAGTTTCTGTCATATAATTTTTACCTCTAAATTCTGGCAAAATTTTAATGTCAACAATAGCTAAAGGATTTGGTAAATTAACATCAATCCAATAATATTCTTTCCTCGCTGGCGATAATATTATATAACCCACTTTTTCACCATTAACAATAATATCATTATATTCATCAGTTGATGGGTTTTCTATATTTATTGATTCATTTAATGAATCAGAACCAGTTCCTTTATATATTAATTCAATTGAATTTGGTGGGATATTTTCAAAAGTGATTATTCGTTTATCTTCTAAATCAAAATTAGGGTCAATATACCATTTGTTTTTAAGTTTGGTCGTATCTATTTTGTATATATCATCATCATAGGTTGAATCCCACCAATCTTTTTTATTATCACTATTAACCGCAAATATGACTTTACCTTCAATAGGTGTATTAGATAACCAAGTTTCACTCTTTCCCTTTGGAATTAAACCTTCTTTTGATATGACATCCCTAAAATACGAATTTGATGTATGATACACATACTTATTTGGGATTATTTCTTTTAATTTACGATTATTTAACGATTCTCTCAGTAACTTTTGTATTAATGTTTTCATACCTATAAATATCTATATAAAACAAAAAAGGCTAGATTAACTTCTAGCCTTTTATATGAATTAGATTTTTATTATCTTAATTCGTTGATATTGAATGTAGGTACACCGTCCACTTTTACATGACCATAGAACCTATTATTCACAACTTTCTTCGCATATCTAGTCATGATACCTTTAACTGGTGCGAAGTTGAATGGATTGTACATTGTAGGTGTAAGTTGCATTGGCACGTATGGTGCGTAGATGTAACCTGTATCTAACAATGATTTTCCTTTATGACCGATAATCGCTGAGTAGAAAGGTGCATATGGGTCACGGTACACTTGGTAACGTCCGCTTAATGAACCGATTCTTTCAATACCCATGTTGTATTGGTCTTGCTCTGGGTTAGCATCACTTACGTGGAAGTATTCTAAATCATCCATGATTGCAGATATTTCAGAAGATACTACGATAAAGTTAGCACCACCTCTAAGAGTTGATTTGTGAATTTGAGCTGAAATTTGGTTAATTCTAGTAATGAAAGTTTGATTCCACTCTTTTTGTGTATATGGTGATGCAGCAGAAGAAGCTTTTCTCCATCCGTTGTAATCCCATCTTAATTGCCATGCAGCAGCTTTTCTTAAGTCTCTTAAGATTTCACGGTCAATTTCAGCAGCAACTTGCTCAGAAAGCATTGCAGTTAATTCAGCTTCAGCATCGATGTTGTGGAATGCACTAACGTCTTGCGCTAACTCTGGAGACCATGTAGCTCTTAATTTTCTTTCTTCTACAGAAACAACAACTTCATCCAATTTGAATGATACTTCACCCATTTCAGTTTCTAACTCTAATGAATCGTAACGACCCCAAGCGATAAAGAAATCAGCAGCAGTTTCAGTTGTACCAGTAGTACCAATATAACCATCATAAGTTGATGTAGTACCAACTACTGGGTGTGTTAAATCCATTTCAACATAAAGAAAACCTTTAGCATCACAGATATCTTTATAATCTACGATACCTCTACCATATTTTTGAGTTACTAATCTAAAAGGAACTTGAGAACCTTGAGCGATAATTACATTACCATCTGAGTCTAATAAATCTACGTTAGAAACAATGTTTAAAGATGCTAAGAAAGCTTCTGAATCCATTTCATTTCCGTCTGGACCTGTTAATCTACCAGCATTAACTGAAGAGAAACCAGAGATAGCCATAATAGCGTTTCTTAAAGTTCCGTCAGTTGCTAATGGTAAAGCACCAAAGTTAGCAGCAACAGTAAATTGACCATTAGTACCTAATGTTTGTAAAGCACCAAAACCAGCAACGATATTTAATGTACCTTTAGAATTATCAAATAATCCGTCATTGTAGAAAATATCATATAAGTTTTTACCTTCAAATGGAGTCATAACACAGTTACCTAATGTACTAACACATGATGGTAATTGGTCACCCATTGAAGTGTGTGCAGAATATACAGAGTTTTCACTACCGTAAATATAATCGTTAGTTCCAGGATTTCCTAAACCGTCAACTCTAGATGATGTAACTGGTACGAAGAAGAACAATTTACCGATTGGCATGTTCATAGCTTGTACAGATACTACATCATTAGCTAATAATTTAGAGAATACTCTTCTTACGATTGGGAAAACTACAGTTTCAAAAGAACCTGATGACGTAGAGTCAGTAGCTTCTGTTAAAATTGAAGATGCTTGGTTTTCATATAACTGAGCAACGTTTTCTTTAACGTGGCCTTTAAGACCTTCTAAGAATCCTAATGATTCCCATTTTGATTGGGTTTGTCTACGGATTTCCTTCATGTGGTTTAATCCGATGTTCCCAACTTGTCCTGAATTTAAAAATTGTGACATAATTTTTTATTTTTTTTGTTTTGTTATTATTATCTTTTTTCGACTCTACTCATTAAGTCTTTTATTCTTTGAGTTTCTTTGTCGATGTATGCGGTAGACTCATTTAATTGTTTTGACACACCGCTTGAAACGTCTTTATTTAATTTTCTATCGATTGATTCATTCATTGGTTTTCTAGAAGACAATTCATTAACAATCGTTTTGTATAACTTTTTTGATTCTTTAAGAGTTGAAACTTCTTCGTCAAATCTTTTTAAGATTGACTGTTTCTCATCTTTAGTTGTAGTTTGTTCCATAAATAACTTAGTTACATAAGTTAAGTTAGAGTTAAACACAACTGTTTCTGCTAACATAGTTCTAAATGTTTTAAGAGCTTCTTTGTATTCTTCATTTCTACCTCTTAAATCTCTAGCTTCCGCTAACAATGTATTATATTTGTTTGCAACCTCATTGATTGTCATTGTTGGTTTTTTAGACTCGTTTTGTAACTTAGCATTTGTGTGTGATGTTGCAACTTTAGCAACTTTACCACCAACATATCTAGTTTCATCAACCATTTCTTCTTCTTCTTCAGTTTTCTTAACACCTGACATACCTTTAGGTAAATCAGTTGGTTGTGTTTCAGCGTATTCTTCCAAATCACCTTCAGACATAACCATGTCACCTTCAGCGTGAGCATATTTTACAGCATCATCATCGAATCCACCATCTAAATTATCACCAGCCCAGTTATCTTTACTTGCATTACCAAGTGGGGCTTTTTTACCATCAATGTTTTCCATTTCTTCAAGTGCAATTTCATACATAACCTCGTCAACTTCTTCTTCTTCACCACCAAATTCATTAGCACCAAATTCATCAGCACCAAATTCATCAGTACTAATTTCAGAACTATCAAGTTCAGATGTACCACCATTAGTTTTAATGATAAATTTTCCTGGTTCATTTACTGATAATTTAATATCACCAGTTTCATCGTCAACAACAACTTCGATTTCGCTATCACCAGTTAACTCTTTGTAAACCTTGATAACGTCATCATCGGACGCTTGAGTCATATCTCTTACTTCTGTGTCTCCTCCAAGCGGTTCAGCGCTCATTCCCATATCGTCACCACCATTTAGGTCGTCACCTTCTTCTGAGTCATCAGATGTAAATTTAGAATCGTCAGCAACTTCTTCTGAGTCATCAGCTGCATCATCAACAACTTCATCATCAACTGTTACATCAACATCTTCTGTTTCTTCATCAGCATCTTCTTCAACATAACCTTCTTCCAAAGATTCTTTCACTAGTCCGTCAATTTCTTCAATAGCTACACTACGAAGTATTTCTTTTGTGTTGGCGTTAAGTGCCTCTTGGATTCTCTTTGCATCCAAAAGAGCGCTTTCAATAATTGATTTATTTTTTTCTGCCATTTTTTAATGTTTTTTAAAATATTATTAAAGGGAAATACCCCTTACTTGTTTATAAATATGTTTATTTTATCAAAAAGCTAAATTTTTAAAAAAAAATTGTTTTTTAATTAATCTAATAAAAATTTATCTAAACCATCGATTAATGTATTTTTTTTATTTTCTACTGATTCAACAAATGGTCTAGCTTCCATTTTATCTTTAAACATCCATGAACCAGGTGTGCTAGGTGCGGTTACAACATCCCAACAAATAATTTCAAAATCCTCTTGAACTATGTGGTCATCACCAACTTCCCTTAATGAACCAACACCTCTAGATGATACACCAATCATAATATTATTTCTTAAAAGATTGGCAACTTCATCACCTTTAGTTGATACAATTCCATAATTAATATATCCTGGAGTCATTAATATTTCCATTTTACCCATTAATGTTTTACCTTCCCACCAAGTTTCAATTATATTGTGTGATACTCTATCACCAGCAATAATTGAAGACTCTGGGTGGTCTAATTCACCAATAGCTCTTCTTTCTCTAATTAATTCTTGATATCTATCAACTTCTCTTTTTAAAATAGATTCTGGGTATATTCTACCATTTCTATTTTTTACACCATATTTCTGTAAGACTACATAAACCACTAATGGTTCGTGAACTGATGGATGTATACCAGATTCTAATTTTTTCATCTCAGTTACGAATGGTTTATTTCTTTTATCATCTGGTGAAATATAACCAGCATCAGATTCAATCATAATCATTCTTTCACCAGTAATATTGGTTTTATTTATCTTGTAATCACTCATATCAATTAATTTTTACCCATTTATAATTATAGTATGTCCTATTTTCTTTGTTACAAACATTAGATATACTACTTTGTTTTATTTTTAAAGTATTACTGTATTTAGATTTTCTAATATGTTCTTTAAACCTTACATCAATATTATTTGATTTACCAATATATCTAACTAAATTGGTTAATGGGTCAACTAACATATAAATGTAAACTACATTTAATTTATTTTCCACACTTTGACCAGCCTTTAATATTTTAATATCTGACATATTGTTTTTTTATTAATAAATATATCATATAAAACAAAAAACCCCGAACTAATTCGGGGCTTACTTATTTTTTACTTTTATGAAATTCAAAGTGTGATGAATTGTCAAATACCTTTAATATTATATCTCCAGTTATTTCTTTAATGCAATCCTTTATTTTTTTATCTTGTATTTTAAAATTATTAAGTTTGAATAATGTAATCTCACAATTCATATAACTCTTTTTATCAAAAGATATTCCAGAGTTTCGCATATCTAAATCAACTATTGTTCTATTGATATCAAATAATGTACTATCCAAGTTATCAAATAGTGTTGTTTTAATTTGTTTATTCATTTTTCTGATAATATCAGAATAGTTAATATCTCCATCAACAATTGGTTTACCCCATGCTGATATTGTTAAGTACATTGATTTTGGATTTTTATTGTCTATTGTTCCAGTAACAATTTTATAATTCTTAAATAAATCTAATTTCATTTGTTTTCCCGTTTTAAGCATACCCATATTTTTTATTTAAGTATACTCAAAATATTTCAATTAGTCAAGACCTATTAACTCTACCGATGAACACTAAACCATTAATTTCTGGGAAATATTTACCCTTCCAAGTTACCTTAAGATTCTTACCATCTTTCTTAATTAATTCTGATGTAAATGAATCAAATTTATTATCATTTTTTTTAATTCTATCAACATTATTTAAGACTTTATTTAAATCATATTTAGGTATAATATTTTCCCAACCTAAACCAATACAGTGTTGTTCACTAAATCCAGTAACTAACTCCCAGTCACCATTAGCGGCAACAAATTTATCAGTTATACTAGATTCAATAAATCGAATAACATAATCATTATGTTTTTCTGACAATCTATCAACCATCTCAAGTTGTTTTAGTTCTAATTTGGCGATAGTAAGTTGTAATGTAGTAGTCATAACATTATTATTTTATTTATTATTGTTATTAGAACAGTTATTAGATAATTCAGCTATTTTATCATTAATATGATTAATGATTGTTTCAATAACTTCTTTATTATTTTCCTCGTTTGTCTTAATAACATCTTGCAAACCTTTAGATGCGTCATTCAATAAGGGTAACATTTCTTTTAGTTCTTTAATTCTATTTTCTTGTTCAATCTCTAATTTATTAATAATACCTTTTTTTTCGTTTTGTATACTTTGCAACCAAAGCCACATCACGTAAAAAGTAACGCCAGCACTACCAAATATCTGAACCAATGAATTCATTTCCATATTAATTATCCGTTAAAGTATTTTTTAATTCTAAAACTTTTGAGACATCATTTAAAAATGTTTCTACATTGTATTCTTTTTCTAATAATGTTTCTTTTGTTGCTAATAACTTTTCTTTAATATTACCAGATGATTCTGAAAGTCTTTTGTTAATTAAATCTAAACATTCTCTAACGCTTTTTTTATATAAACCCTCTTGCTCAGTACCATTAGAACCAATAACAACTGAAATTAATTCTTTTTCTGATTCATTTAATTCAGAATATTCTTCATTGAATTTATTAACAGCTATTTCAGATAATACACTATTCGGTAATCCATAACCACCATCAATAGATTCCACTTTTTTATTGTTTAATATGTAATCAACGATTTCATTCTTAGCCTCAACAATCACATCAATTGTTCTTGTTGATTTTTTAGTTAAAATTAATGTATTAATATTTTCATATAATTTGGATTTTAATCCATTATCATATGACAAACTCTCGTTAATAATAGGTCCAGCTAATTTTTCATTAGCTTCTTTAATTTCTTTTTTTGTGAATTTATCTAATAGTGATATACACTCATTAACATATTCAATAGCTTTAAATTTATCAGACTCAATTTTATTCTCAATATTATAATAAACATCGAATTGAGTTTTTAAAACCGCACTCTCTTTTACTGTCTTAATATACTTCTTAAATGCAACTTTTTCTTTGCTACTATTTTTAGAAATGCCCTCAGCTAATAGGGTGTTGTATGTATATTTTATCTTACCAAAATTATCCATAGTATTTTTTAATATAAATATAATAAATTAGGTCAAAAAGTCTTATTCATCCAACATTCTATCAATGTCTTTGATAACACTATTAATATCCTCATTTATTTTTAAACTTTTATCATAAACTTTAACTCTCTCATTTAATACAATATCATCTTCTTTACTAATTGAACCAACTAAGTTGTTAAAAAGTTTATCACTCGGTTTTTTATTTTTAGGTTTAACCTTACCTTTATCATCACGCTCAATTAGTAAATTACCTTTTCTTTTTCTAGATTCAGCCATTGGTTCTGGGGCTTCAGCAGCAGCCTCAGGTGCAGCAGCTTCACCACCTTCAGGTGCGGCCTCACCACCCACCTCTTCTGGAGTAGCTTCACCACCAGCTTCTTCTGGTGCCTCACCACCTTCTTCACCACCAAAGTCTAAACCACCGCCGCCGAAGCCACCGCCGCCTCCACCACCAGTTGGTCCACCACCTTCATCAGCACCTTCTTCACCACCCTCAGCACCAGACATTGCGGCATCCATATCACCATATATTGAATCAACTTTATCAAACGTACCAGTATGTTTAATAACCTGACCAGTATTCTCAAGTTCAGCTGCTGCTGCTTTTTCAATTCTTTGTTCAAGTAAATCTTGTTTGATTTCATCATCACTCCAACCAAGTATTTCTCTATGTGCTCTAGTCATAGACATTGGTGCAAACCCATTACCAGCATCAGATACAGCATCTTTATATAATGTCATCTTCATCTGTAATTGCTCAATTTTAAGTATTTCAGCTTGTGTTGATGGATTGTTAAGTGTTAGTGTAAAATTATCTAAATCATCTTCAAACCCTAAAAGGTATAAATGGATAATTGCAATTTTATTTAATTCAGCCAACATAGCTTGTTGGATTCTATTTATTGTTCTAGAAAATCTAACATCTTGTAATGATAAATTTTTACCTTCACCTTGAGCTTCATCGTAATTTAAGAATTGTTTAGGAACCCTTAGTGCGGTAAATAATTTTCTTTGTAGATATTGTATATCAGCAATTTGGTCTAAGTTAGAAGCACCAGCTAATGTATCAATAGGATTCGGAGCATTTTCATCTCTTACTGGAATAAAATAATCCTGGTCATTCGATAATGTATTATATCTTAAATCCACTTGACCAGTTTGTGGGTCAACAATTGGTGTTCTTTTAAATCTATTGGCAATCTCATCAACGTATGCTGGTACATCTTCCTCGTCAATATTACCAACAAATATTTTATATACTCTCCTTTCTGGTGCTCTAGTTACACGATAAACTAACATAGCATCTTCAGATAATTGTAATTGTTTCCAAATTCTTCTAGCTTTTTCAAGCATTGAAGTACCATAAGGTAATCTTCTATCATCACCAAGTAATCTAAAATGTGCAATTTGCCAAGAATTAAACTCAACATCTCTACCTCTCCAGAAGAATTTAACTTTACCAGTAGTTTCCTTAACATCTTCAACATTAATTCTATTTCTACCACTAATTAAAGTATCAATAATATCACCTTCACGTCTTTCAATCTCAAAGTTTGGTAATTGTCTACCACCAGTAATCCCATGTTTATCATCGATATTTAATAATACAAAGTTATCACCGTATTTACATGTATTTCTAGTCCACATAGGTAAAGAAACGTGAATATCTAACCTATTAAAAAATAAATCTTCTAAAACACCTTTAATTCTATTACTATCAGAATATACATTTAATATTTTACCTTTATCATTTGTTGTTGTAGCTTCTTCCATCATTACATCTAATGCAGCTGCAATTTCTGGGTAAAACTCCATACTCTCAAAATCAGTATATGAACCAATCCTAGTTGTTTCATAATGTATTGATTGTTGAAATAATTCACCATCAACTTTTCTCCAAACATTTCTTAAATATTTGTTTTGTTGATTTTGCAATTTAACAGAATCAAATTCTTCTTTAGATTGTGTCTTTATTAATACATCATTATTTATTGAATACTTATTAGACTGTTGCTGAGGTTGTTGTTTAATACCATCTGGCCCAAGTATGACGTTCAATCTTTGAAATATAGTTCTTTTTGCCATAATTAATTTATTTTATATAATTATAATGAAATAAGATTAAAATTAAATGCTTATTGCACATAATCACACTCCACATAAGCTAAATGTTCCATTACACCATTTACAACTAGTAAATTATATACGTATCCAGTTATATTATCATAACCTTGTGAACCTTTTTTAGCATTACAGAATGGTTTTGGTATACCACCTTTAGCCAGGTTACCCCCAGATTGTTTATCTATTGATGTATCAACACAAAATCGATAAATCTGAGTTGGGTTTTTCCCAAAATTAGTATTTCTAGTAAAACATCTTTTGTTAATTCTATCTTTACCCATTACGTTTATTTATTTTAATCCGCTAAACAACCATAAAAATTCACCTTTTGGGTCTTGCATATTTTTAGCAATACTTGAGTTAAAGTTTGGTTTCCCAGTTGTTTGTTTATTTCTTTTATTTTTTGGTACAAAACCAGTACTATAAACTTCATCAGTTGTTTTATTTGAAGTTCCAACTTGCCAAGATGATAATATTGCTTTTGTTTGTTTCTCTAATTTTTTTAATTTTTTAAATGAAGATTCCAATATCCATAATGCCATACCCAATGATATTAAACAATCATCATTGTAACCTTCCATATGGTCAGGTCTACCATTTTTATAGATAAAAGTTTTCATTTCATTAATTACACGTTTAGATTTAATCTTTATAGTATTAGTTCTAACTGCAATTTCTAAATGAGATATTAGTTGCAACCTAACACCATTAATGTTAAATCCAGCAACCTTTTTACCATTTTCAGTTTTAACTGAATCATAGTGCAAGTTTGGGTATTTAATTTCAACTAGTTTTGATGTTGTAGTATTACCAACACCAACATTATCAACTACTAGATATGCTGAATATTTTGTGCCATAAACATTAAGTATTTCAGCAAAAGTATCTGGTGGTATTTTACCTTGAAATTCAACAACTTGTTCCATTGTTGTAAAATCAATAATTTGAAAACAAGAAAAATCGGCACCATCCCCACGAGCAACATCCGCTGCCAATATGTATTGGTGGTCTTCTTCTGGTTCATTCCAAATCCAAACTAAACCACTATTCCCATCATAATAAGTGTCATCGATAAATTTTGGTTTCACAACATTTTGGGTATCATGCATATTGATATATTCATCATCAATTACATTACCCCCAGAACCAAGGAATGATACATCTAACTCTTGAGAAATTCGCTTTTTATCGTTATTCATACCCTTACACATATCCCTATACCAAGTTGAAGTTGGTTTATAACCTTTTTTTACCATATCATCAAAAGATTCTAGTGTAAATTCAAATTCAGTTACGATTTCATCACCCTTTAACCATTGTAAATCTTTATTATATCTAGGGTCTTGATACCATTTTAACTCAATTACATTATAATCATTATCACCTTTTTCAGATTGTTCATATGTTTTATAATATAATGGGTCATAACCATTCGGTGTTGAAATTAATATAGCACCACCCCCAGTACCTAAAGATGTAATGGCAGCAGAATATAATTCAGCACCATTTACAATAAAGGCCGCCTCATCAAAAATAAGTAATGTTGGGGTATATCCACGAAGTGCATCCGTTGATGTTGCCACAGCGATGATTTTACTACCATTTGGTAACTCAATCTCAATTTGTGAATCCTTAATGAATATTGATTTTTTTTCTTTTTCTTGAGTACCATAATAATCTGGCCCCCAAACCCATCTTGGTAATTGTGAACAATAATCCTTAATACCTTTAGCAAACTTTTTAGCCAAGTTTAACTTATTGGCAATAACAATTATTGTTTCTGGGTTTTTTGAATCAGCAAATGCACATTTAACTGCACTGTATGCTTGTGTAGTTGTTGATATACCAGCTTGCCTTGGTTTTGTTACTAAATTGAAACGGTGACGTTGATAACAATCAACAATATATTTTTGTCTAACAAATAAATTAAATGGTACAAACCCTTCTTGAGTTTTATCAAATGTTGATAAATAGCTTTCTATTGCGTACTTTGGGTCAATCACACATTTTGCATATTCATTTAATATTTCACTACTTGTTAACATAGTTTTTTATTAATAAATATGTGAAAAGGTACAAAAACAAAAAAGGTGACTTTCGCCACCCCTTTTAAGTTAGAATAAATCTTCTATCTCAAATAAATCATCACCCATCGATTCATTATATTCATCTTCCTTTATTTCTCGTTTTATTTCCTTCAATAGTTCACCAATCAGTTCTTTACCTCTTTTAGTTCCACCCATAATTTCTTTCATTGTGTGTGCATATTCTTTAGGTTCCAATTGAGATATATCTGAATATATATGGTGTTTTAAATTAAAATCTTCTGCTGGTATCATAGAACAGAATCTACCCCATATTGCTGGACCGATTCTCATGTCCCAAGGTTCAGCTTGTACAAAATCTGATTTATTAATAACGTACTCAGCAATATTCTCTTTAGTTGGTAAACCATTTGCTGATAATATTTCCATACAACCCTTAACTAACTCATGTAATAATACTGGGAAAACCATTGCTTTTGCAGTTAATGTAGTTGGTTTCTTTTTTTCTTTTGAACCAAATTCAACTTCACATTTACCAGCATTTTGAGATGCATCTAATTCAGGTGTTACATAATACATGTAATCAGCCGCAGTCATCATTTTTTTATAATTATTAATTAACTTAGGATTCATTTCAGTTAATTCTTTGTCAGCTAAATGGTACATATGATTTACTTTTTTAGCTGCACCTTGATTCATTGCATTTGCAAATCTCCTTTTATACACACTATCATTCGCATATTCCATTTCATTATGGTCATCGAATTCTGTAATTGTATCTGATGGTGGTGTCATATTAGTATTTTCGGAGTCAATATACGGTGTCAATTCAACATCGATAATCACATTATCTGGTATATCAAATTCTTCCTTAATCATTTTAACAGCCAATTCTTGTAGTGATTTTCTATGGGCACTTTCAAGTTCCATAGTACCCTTAACTAATGGCATCATTTCCATCATTAAGGACATTGTATCAATTTCATCAACATTAAATGCTTTCTTAACTTCATTAACAACTTCTTTAAAACGCTCAGAAACAACTTGTGTTGCAAAATTTCTCTCATTGCCAACTGGGAAACAAGGTGAATCTCCTAAAGATGTTTTATTATTTAATAAATCCTCTTCAAGTTTCGGATGCATTCTTTCCTTTAAATCTTCTGGGTAAATAAGACTTTCAGCTAGTAAATTTCTTCTTGACATACCCAATGCGTGTTGTATTGTACTTTTATAGTTACTCATTATTTTAAATCTTTAACTTTAATTGTTTTTATAACTTTTCTTTTTCTTTTAATTGATTCTTCAAGACTATTTAAATCATTTAAAAACTTTTGCTGTTCTTCATAATCATCAGCACCAACCTCAATATCTTGACCAGTTGGAATATCACCAAAATCTTCACCACCAGGGTAATCATTTTCACTTAACTTTAAAAATGCACTCATTTCCCCATCTCTAATATCTTTATTTATTTTACCAACTTCTTTATTTAACTTATCAACCGCTATTTTAGATTTTTCAATATCTTCAGGTTTTGGTAAATTAACTTTATTGTTATTATTTTGCGTACTTGTAGTATTACTAGTATTTGTTGATGTAGTATTACTAGTATTTGTGTTAGCCGTTGCATTAGCCACAGCTTCAAGTATTGTACTTTTCTTAATTCTCATATCATTTAAGTTTTTTATCTTTGTTATATTCTAAAACTAAATCACGTTCATATAGTTTATCATTAACTTCATTAATATCCAAACCAAATGAAAACCAAAGTCTAGTTTCTGGGTATTCATCATAACCATCAATATCTTCCCAACCTAAAGCAACTATACCATCAACAGCATCCCAAACAGCAAATGTATCACTATCTTGAACTAAATTAAATTTAATATCAGTAGTTAATTTACCAACTTGTTTAACAAATTCAGAATTAGGTGCTTCTGGTCTACCAGATGCTGGAACAGCATCCCAATCCTCACCATCAATACCTTCTATTGTATTCGAGAAAAGGAACTCATAAATGTGGTACCCTTCCCAATCTTTACCAACTTTATTAATATAAATTAATTTCATTTATTTTACATTTTAGGTTTTGGGCTTTTAACTGGTTCAGCTTCCCAAATTCTTTCTCTTCTTCTAGAAGGTTTAACTGGTGTTTCAGGTAAAACAACTGGTTCTTTAACTGGATTATCAGGAATAGTAATAGGTCCAAGTGTATTTGTATCTTCCATTTCTCTTAATTTTTGAATTATAGGATTATTATTTGCAAATATACTACTATTTTTTGAATTATCAAAAGATTCATTATTTTTTTTACCCCATTTTTCACCTTTACCTTTTGTACCACATGCTGATGGTGTTGGTCTACATGCTGGATAAGCTCTATCTTCACCTTCTTTTCTTCCACAAGGTTTACATTTTTTTCTACCAGTTTCTGAGTCTTTTCTACATGTATTACAGTCAACCCAACCTTGTGATTTACCTTCACCACCCTGTCTTTCAAACCAACCATGTAACCCTTTTTCTTTTTCTTTTGAAAAATCTGTTTTTTTAGCTTCAGAAACATCAATATTTTCATCAGTTTTATTTCCCCAATTTTTAGCACCAACTTTTCTACATTTTACTAACGCACCTGATGCATAGGCACTTGGCCAAACGTCATATCTACTTTTTACTTTATGGTAACAAGCGTCTTTTTTCTTTTTTTTTTCACCTTCAGCAACCATTTTAGATACTGGAGTTCTAGACCACATTTTACATGACCAATATTTTGGTGTAGTTCTATCTTTTGCTTGAGAACATTTATGTCTTGCTCTAAATGATTTTCTTCTTTTTGGGTCATCTCTTTTTATTTCCATATTAGGGTCACCAAAATTAACCTTAACAACATTTCCTTTTTTGTTTTTAACGTAAACTTTGAATTTTTTAACATCACCCTTAGTTGGTTTACCCAATTTAACAGTTTTACCCTTATATTCAGCTTCATTAATACCACTACCAATAAATAATTGTGCAATATCACTTTCTGGTGATTCAACCGAACCGTGAACATCTTCATATCCAGTTTCAGTTTCACCATCATAACCCATCTGTCCAGTTAAAAAATGATAAACTTCTTCAATATCATCTTTGGCAGTTGCTGCTAAATTTGAAATCCATTCACCATGATTTGAAATCTCACCATCAACCATACTAACATCCATATTTAATATTTCATGTGTTGCATGTTGTAATGTTTTTAAATTTTGAAAAAACATGTAATTATTTGATTCAGATTCTTCAGTCATTCTTTCTTTACCTTCAAAATAATGATATATATGTTCAACATCATTAGTTGATGTTGCAACATGGTCTAAAGCCCAACCATGGCCATCACTTAATATACTATTAATTTGATTTGAATCCATTTCTAATAACTCACAAGCATCTTCGTACATTGAATATATGTCATTAAAAAACATTTCATTTCTAATACCTTGTTCATGGTTATCATGATTTTCATAAACTTCAATATCATCACCGAATTGACCATCACTTAATAAATCATCAGATTCCCACATTTGATTTTCAGCCCCTGGTGCAAACCCTGGGTCAGATGCAAATTTTGGGTCTGGTTCATACAACTTATCATTTTCAGCTAATTCACCATCAGAATCCATATCTAATTCAGTATTATCTGATTTTGGTTCTTCTTCATCACTAGAAGAATCAGTATCTACGTTAACGTCAACGTTAACATCTTTACCTTTATCACCAGAATTTTTAATTTTTTTAATTATATCTTTTTGGTCTTCTTCATCCATTTCACCAGTGTGTGTTGCTGAAATAACTGAATTAATTGCGAATTTTTCCAAATCAAAATCAGGTTGACCTTTATCTTCACTATATTTTCTAAGTGTAGTTCCTAATTTACCAGCAAGTTGCTGTATGTATTTTTCTGGGTCCTCATCTTCATCAGCTTCAACACCAGCATCAAAAGGAGTATCATTAAATGGTTTATCACCTGATGGCTCAGCTTCAGGAGCCTCAGCATCACCACCCATATCTAAATCAATATTTTCACCACCAGTTTCGGTAGGTGTAGAAACATCTAAAGCTGGCGTACTAGGTGCAGCCAGCTTTATTTTATATTTTACTTCTTCTTCTAGATTGTATCCATCCTCTTCATCAGCGAAAAGACCAGTAGACATTCCATCTAATTTAGTTTCAATTAATCTTTTTTTTTTAAAGTGTTTAACAACGCCGTTTTTTCAGATTCAGTTAATGAATTTAATAAGTCATTTACCTTATCATTAACATCTTCACCAATAATTGAATCCATTTTTTCCATTGCTCTTTTGATACTAAACCCTTTTTTAGATTCAGTAACTTGATTAGCATCTGTTTCTTCATGTGATGGTGCTTCTGGCATTTCTTCATCACCAGTAATCATTTCATCAATAGCCATTTCGTTTTCAGATAATTTAACTTTTTCAAACTCACTATCAACGTTTTTGTCAGCAACATTGTCACCAAATTGACTTTCATCTTTACCTTCTTTAGAATCATAAGTTAATTTTTCACCAGCTTTATCTAAAATATCTTTAGATGCTTCATTTTCAGATAATAAATTATCATTTGAAAATGTATTAAAATTACCTTCTTTACCATAAGCCTCATTTAAACTCATGAATTTTAAGTTTAATTGTTTGATAGCTTTAGCGTATGTAGGATAAGCTTCAGATGTCTTGTTCATTAAACCACCAATATAATTGAAATCTTCAGTTACAATATTTGATTGCTTATTAGTTACTTTGATAAAGTAATTATGACCTTCTCTAACTATACCATAAACCTTACCATCAGGTCCTAATTTAGTTAACTCAACAACAGAATTTTTAACATCTTCATTTAATGAAGTTGCCCCCATTAATTCTCTCATTCTATTAAGTTTTTCATTTCCTTTTAACCCTGTAGGTTTAACTATAAATTGATTCTTCATTTTATATTATTTTTTTCTTTTTTATATTATAAACTAATTGACCCTAAATTAGGGCTACCAAAGTATACATCAGATTTATTACCAAGTAAATAAACCGTATCATTAGTCGCAGCACTAATGCTATCAATTTTAATATTTAAAATTGAAGTTGCCACTAAATTAACATTAACACCATTAATTATTGCTGCTGTATTAGCAAATGTGTAAACTGATGAATATGTTTCATCAGTAAAATTAGCGTCTTGCCATGCCCTAATTATTGAAAACGTATCTCTACTAATCATATTTTTAGCTATTTTATTAATAAATATGAAGAAATAATAAAAAAGATACTTTTACCAAATAAAAATGGGACCTAACTAAGTCCCATTTATTTTTTTTTATAATTTTAATTTATCCGTTTTAAAACATCAGTTAATCTCGTATACATTTCAATAGCAACTGGTGCTGAAAGTAAAGATATTAAGAAGTTATTTATGTAAGAGTATACAATAATTACAGCACCAATTGTAATGTTCGGTGTAGTAAGTACTAATAATATTATGGCTATGAATAAAAATATATTTTTTATAATTCCAATAGTAAACCAATTCTTACCTTGTATTGTAGAATTATATATAGTTAATTGCCCTAGACGCTTAAAAAATGATACCGAATAATCATACCCACGTTCTATTGAATTAGCTTTATTTTCATTGTGGTCATTTCTAACCCTAATACATTGTTGTATTTTTTTATAATAAAGCATAGCTGCTAAAATAATTAAAACCATAGCAATTGTTACTAAAACACCAACCTTCCAATTTTCTGAATAAATGAATCCTATTGACCCTAGTATAGTTACTATAGTCCCTATGTAATAATGCACATAACCTTCAAGTACACCAACTATTTCATATGCCATATCCGTTCTTGCAATTTTAGTCGATGCATCAAGATTTTTGTTTTTAAGTAATTTAAATACAATCCCATTGTAAATTTTAGTATATACTTTAGTGTCATATACCATTCTTTTATAATTAAAAAATACAGATAAAAAATATGAAAGACCTAATAACACTAACCAATGCCAGGTACCCAACATCAATCCATCAATACTTTTACCTAGAAGAAATGGTGTTGCAAGTATCGATAACTCAGTAAACAACATAAAAAAATAAATCCATAACAATTCACATTTGTGTTGTTTGAATATTTCATAAATTTTATTCATTTGTTGGATTAAAGTAATTATTAATTTTAGTAATTAAATTATTTAATTTTGATTCTTTAAATTCACCGTCAACATTAAATTCATAAGTGATTGATTCCATATCATCGATAATCGATTGTTGTTTCAATATCAATTCTTCTTTTTTAAGTTTATTGATTTCTTCTTCAATAACTTTAGCATCAACAGTTTCACCTTTTTCAAATGAATATGGTTTTATGTGTGAATTTAAAATTGCACCTTGACTTTCAGCAGTTTCAAATCTTAAATAATCGGATGCTGATACATCCAAATAGGTATATTGTACACCACGTTTAAATGTAATTGTTAATCTTTTACTTTCTTTATCATACTTTGATGATAAAATGTTTGATGAATCATACGTTGACTCAATCAAATTTTCTTTTTGTGTTCTTTTTAATAACATAATTTATTTTTTATTGTTCCCTTATATAAAAGGTTATTGATTTTAATAGTTTTGAATAATCACCCTTATCATAATCACCAGATTCACCAATCTCCAAATATGGATTTGATTCAAAATTTTCTTGTTTAATATTGTCACCATATTTTTCTCGAATCATTTCCATAATTTCTTCGAACGGTATTTCAATCTCTCTAACTATTTTAGCCATTTTATTTTGTTTTATATGATTTTATTTCTGATAAATTAAAAACTGTATTAATTGATGATTCATCATTCCCGTAATTTTTTTTTTCAATAATAATTAAGTAATTACCTGTTAGTAAAATACTTGCATTTTCAAACTTAACATTAATAATTGAATTAGTTTCTTTTTTTAATATTTCTATTGTTTTGAAAATTGGTAAATTGACCATAATATATTTTTTATTATTTACTTGAAGGCAAATATAGTGATATTTATTTAAAAAAACAACAGTTGTTTTTTATAAAAAAAATAAGTAATTTTACTAAAAACATTTTGCTATATGAATAGAGAAATAATACCAAAGCTAAAGAAAATAATTAGCGAAGCCAAACATGAAGCAAAATTAATGGATGACACTGTGGTTAAACCAGAACACATATTAATTGCAATACTAAGTGATAATAATAATGGATGTTCAGATGCATTAAAAAATATGCAAATAAATTTAAGTTTACTTAATGACTACATATTTTTAGAATTAAATAATTCAAATTTAACCCCTAAAATTAGTAATAACACAAAAATAACAATACCTTTTAGTAAGGAGAGTAGATTATTATTTAAAGAGGTTGATTTAGAAGCTGAAAATTTGGGTGATAACCACATTGATACAACACATTTAATGATGGCAATATTAAACCCAAAAAATAAGGTAAATATTAGAAAATTATTAAACACTTCTGGTATTTACCATGAAAACTTTTCAAAAACTGTTAAAAAAATGAGAGATATGTTAGATGATGTTAAAGGTTCATCAGATGATTCTGAAGATTTTGAATATTCAAGTAGTGAGGATAACAGAAAAGATAAAAAACCAAAAAGAAGTGCACCAAGTAAAACACCAGTTTTAGATAATTTTTGTACTGATATAACAAAAATGGTTGATGAAAATAAAATCGACCCAGTTGTTGGTAGAGCAAATGAAATAAAACGTGTAACACAAATCTTATCCAGAAGAAAAAAGAATAACCCAGTATTAATTGGTGAAGCTGGTGTTGGTAAAAGCAGTATCGTTGAAGGTATTGCACTACTAATCAAAAGTGGTTCGGCACCAAGAACATTAATCGATAAAAAAATATATTCATTAGATTTAGCATCAGTAGTTGCTGGTACTAAATATAGGGGTCAATTTGAGGAAAGAATTAAAGCAATCCTAGACGAACTAAAAGCAAATCAAGATATAATTTTATTTATTGATGAATTACATACATTTGTTGGAGCTGGTAACGCATCTGGTTCATTAGATGCATCAAATATATTCAAACCAGCATTAGCTAGAGGTGACATACAAGTAATTGGTGCAACAACATTAGATGAATTTAGAGAAAACATTGAAAAAGATAGTGCGTTAACCAGAAGATTCCAACAAGTACTTGTTGAAGCAACAACAAATGAAGAGACTAAAATTATTCTTAATAATATTAAAGATAAGTACGAAAAATATCATAGTGTTAGTTACACACCAGAAGCAATCGAAGAGTGCGTTAAAATGGCTGATAGATACATCACAGATAGAGCAATGCCAGATAAAGCAATTGACGTATTAGATGAAGCTGGAGCCAGCACAAACATATCTTTAGAAAAACCAGAAAGTGTTAAAAAACTTGAGGCAAAAAAAGAAGAAATATTAAAAAGAAAACTAGAAGTAGTTCAAAAACAAAAATATGAGGAAGCTGCCGAACTTAGAGATGAGGAAAGAAAAGTTAATGAGGAATTAGATAAAGCTAAAGAAAATTGGTTAGCTTCATTAGATAAGAAAAGAACAATTGTTGACGTTGAACTAATAGCTGAAACAGTATCAATGATGACTGGAATACCATTAAGTAAAATTTCTTCACAAGAAAATAAAAAACTAACGACCATGGATAAAGAATTGATGGGTAGAGTAATTGGTCAAGATGAAGCAGTTTTAAAAGTAATTAAAGCTATTAAAAGAAATAGATTAGGTATTAGAAATATGAATAAACCAATTGGTTCATTCATATTTTTAGGACCAACTGGTGTTGGTAAGTGTTTTTTATCTGAAACTCAGATAGTTATTAGAAATAAAACAACTGGTTTGATTGAAACTATTGATATAAATGAATTAAAAAAACGAATAAAACACTAACCAACACCAATTAGTCCGAACTTTTTAAATCTTCGTGATATTTATTATAAAATAGATATTATGAAGATAAAAACAAGTAAAGGTATTAAAGAAGTGAATGAAGTGTTTCCAGATTTAGAAACATTTAAAAACCAGGTTTTAAAATTAGATAAAAACATACGCTACAATAACGAAATGATAAAAAAAGAAATGGAATCACTGATGGTTAAATTAAAAGAACAAGTAGGTGTTGTTTCATTATCGTTGATGCGTGGTTGGTTAGTTAAAAATTATAATTTTAAAACTAAAAAATGGGGTAATATAGAGTATTTCATTGAACGTGGTTGGACTCATGATGATACTTTGGTTGAATTAGGTAAACGAAATGAAGAATTAAAACAAAGGAATCGTTTATGTGAGGAATATTGGGTAAACAAGGGTTACACTAAGGAAGAAGCTATTAATGAAATTTCTAAACAACAAAAGAAGTCGTCTAAATGTGTTAAAACTTATCATGGTAAATCAAAACAAATGCTAGCTGATAAAGGTTACACCGAAGAAGAAATAAAACGTATTTGTTTAACACCAACAAATCATGAATTCTGGGTTAATAAGGGGTATTCTGAAAATGAGGCAAAAGAAATTATTAGTAAAAACCAAACTGAAGCTGCAAAACAAGTTGATTTTGAAAAAAGACTAATACCATCAAATATTGAGTACTGGGTTGAGAGAGGGCTTAATTATCAACAAGCTAAACTAAAAGTTACTGAACGACAAACAACATTTAGTTTAGATATATGTGTTCAAAAATACGGTGAAGAAGATGGTTTAAAAAGGTTTAATGAAAGACAAATTAAATGGTTAACTAACTATAAAAAAACTAATTTCAGTAAAATTTCTCAAACATTATTTTGGGATATATTAGAATCAGAACCAACGATAAAAAATAATAACATATTCTTTGCAACTTTCAAGAATGGTTTTAAAGATGATAGTGGTAAAAATAACGAATATCGATTATCATTGTTAAATGGTGTAATATTACCAGATTTTATTGATTTAGCTAAGAGAAAAATTATTGAGTTTGATGGTACTTATTATCATAGGTTAACGCCAGAAAATTCATTAAGAGAAGAAAAACGAGATAAAATGATATTAGAATCTGGTTATGAAGTGTTACATGTTAGTGAATTAGATTATAAAAATAATAAACAAGAAATAATAAATAAATGTATAAATTTTTTAAATAAATGAAAAAAGAAATTAAATTAAATAAAATCTATAATCTCGATTTAGGTTCAACACCAGTTAGTGTTACAATTTTAGAAATTAATGAAAATGGTGTTATGTGTAAATATAATAATTCTTATGCTGGTAGGGTTGAGTTGTTAACATATGATTTATTTGAAATGAATGGCTTAACTAAACCATTAGATAGAATAGAGGAAATACAAAAAAGACTTGAGAAATCAGATAATGTTTTATTATTTGATAAACACGAATTAGAATCTTTAAAAAAAATCAATAAAACAACCAAAATATCAGAGTACGAAGTTTTAACTGATGATGGTTTTGTTGATATAGAAGCATTGCATGAGACAATACCATATGAAGTATATCATCTTAAATTAAGTGATGGAAAAGAGCTTAAATGTGCTGATAATCATATTGTGTTTAAACACAATGAAGTTAATCCGATTAATTTTGATGAAGTTTTTGTTAAAGATTTAAAATTAGGTGATAAAATTATAACACAATATAATGATAATGGTGAATCTATAAATTCAATGGTTATTCAATTAACCAATTTAGGTTATGAAGAAGTAATGTATGACCTTGAATTAAAAGAAGGGTCTAACAAAAGATATTACACCAACGGAATTTTATCGCATAATACACATTTAACTAAATTATTAACTGATGAAATATTTGGTGATTCAGATTCTTTAATTAAAGTTGACATGAGTGAATACATGGAAAAACATTCAGTATCAAAATTAATTGGCGCACCTCCAGGATACGTTGGTTATGAACAAGGTGGTCAATTAACTGAAAAAGTTAGAAGAAAACCATATTCAGTTATATTATTTGATGAAATTGAAAAAGCTCATGATGATGTATTTAACATATTATTACAATTATTAGATGAGGGTCAATTAACTGATAGTTTTGGTAGAAAAATTAATTTTAAAAACTGTCTGGTAATCCTAACATCAAATGTTGGTGCTAAAGAATTAAGTAGTTTTGGTAAATCAATGGGGTTTCAAACTGGTGCAACTGTTGCCAATGAAGAAGAAAGAAATCGTTCAATTATTGAAAAGGCACTTAAAAATAAGTTTAAACCAGAATTCTTAAATAGGTTAGATGAAATTATAGTATTTAATAGTTTAAAAGAAGAAGATATTCATAAAATTATATACAATGAACTAGGTAAATTAAGAGACCGAATAAAAGAAATGGGTTATGATATTAAAATACAAAAAAGTGCAGTTGAATTTGTCGCTAAAAATGGATACGATGAGGCATACGGTGCAAGACCTTTAAATAGAGCAATTCAAAGATACATTGAAGACCCAATCGCTGATGAAATATTAAATGGCAACTTCAAAGAAGGTGAAACCATAAATATTACATTGGATAAAGATAAGAGTGAGATTGTGTTAAAATCAATAAAATCAAAACAATGAAACTAAAACCCACAAAAGTGGTTTTTTTTTATATTTATTAATATGATTGAAAAATATTTAGAAGACAAATACAAATCAGAATTAATTGGTTTGGATATATATGAAGATAGTAAAAGTATTAAATTATCCAGAATTATAGTCGACCCAAATTTTAGAGATAAGGGTATTGGTACATCAATATTAAATGATTTAGTCGACTACGCAGATAAAACTAAAAAAATAGTAACACTAACACCATCATCAGATTTTGGTGGTAATAAAAATAGGTTGGTTCAATTTTATAAAAAATTTGGTTTTAAAATGAATAAAGGTATTCATAAAAGTTATGAATATATGGATAGTATGATAAGGTGGCCAAGACTTAATGAAAATGATTTTAACACAAAATCAATGATTAAAAACTTACTAAGAGAATCCTTACTAAAGTAGTAATTATAAATTACTGGATAATAAAATAGCCGTGGATACTTATACCCACAGCTCGTTTATTTTAGAATTTTTATTACTTATTACCTTTAGTAATTCTAGCAATTGACTCTTCTAATCTAGCAATTTTACTTTCAAGTAAGTTAGCTTTATTAGATTCTTGTTCAGCAATCCACTCAACTTTCTTTTTTTCAACTGCTTCTTTTACGATGTTATCGATTAAATCAACTAATGCTGATTCATTGATTTTTACGGTTTTTTTTGTGATATTTGACATGTCTTAAAGTTTATAACGTATTTTTATTACTTTTCTATTTTATAAATATATAAAAGTTTTGTAAAGTTATAAAAATATACAATTTTTTTAGCATAATTTATCCGCAGCATTTGAAGCTGCAAATGATAATGGTTTAACTTTAAAATCATAACCCATACCCAACATATACCCAACCGCTTCACTTAGGGCTTTATTTGAATCAAATTTAACATCTGGATTTATATCTGCATGTACTTCAAGTTTAATATCATACAAATCTAAAAGTGGTGAAATCTCACAAGCAATTTCAATAGTTTTAGAAACCTCCTTCATCATTCTTTCTTTAACACCTTCTTTACCTTTCTTTTGGTTTGCATCAAAATAGGTCGCACCTATTACCATACCACCCTTACCTTTGAATATATCTCTACCAAATTTATCTTTACCGATATTTTCACTTAAAGCAATAACAATTGCGGTGGCGAATTGATAACCAACCCCACGTCTTTTTGAATCTGTACCAATACAAACCTTTATTTCATACCCTTTTTCAATTTCTTCATCGAATACTTTTTCTAAGTATTCAATCAAAGGTTCATCAATGTAACCTTTTGATGCTCTTTTCCATTTCATAACTTATTAATTTTTATTTTTTTATTATAATAAAAAACCCCCAAGTTTATTGGGGGTCTACTATTTGTGTATTTGGTAACAACCTTTTTAATTTTTGGTAGTTATCATCCCCAATGTCGTTTAAACTTACTGCGACTCTATGTAAACACCCCCCATTTGATTTATCTAAGTATTTAATCGTATCTGGTATTTCATTTATTTTATTACCCAAGATATTTAAAAATACTAATTTTTTTAAATTACCAATTTCTTGAGGTATGCTGGTTAATTTATTATCCCTAACAACCATAACCTCAAGATTCTGTAAAGTACAGACTGATGGATGAATTGATACTAAATTAGTATTATTCATTTCCAACGTCTCCAAATTCTTAAACTTACTCAAATCCCCCATTTTAGGTACTTCCCTATCTTTAAATATTATAATTGGTGTAGTTTCTTCCATTATTTCAAATAAACTGTCACTAAACCCAAATTTAATTAAATGATTCAAATACTGGTTATTATTTACAGACTTGACCATTCGTGAAAGGTCTAATAATATTTCTTGAAAATAATTACTTAACCCATCACTGTTCATCAAAACTTTGTCATAAAGACTCGTATTTGAAAAATCATTTTTTCTATCTTTAACCTGGTCACTTTCAAAATGAATCTGATACAAAGAATCATCATTTACCTTACCAGAAAAAAATTCATTATTAATAATTATGTATATTTTTGATTTTTTACCATTTGGTACCTTATAATTATTCGTATAATGTTGAAACATACCATTACCAGATTTACAAGTGCACCAGTTTGCAAATGAATCAAAAACAACACTAGCATCCCTAGTTAATGGAACATAAACAGTATATTTTCTATCCCTAACACCAATTTCAGCTTGACCTGAATCTACAAATTTATATAACAATTGCTCAATACCAGATGCATCTCTAACAATAAACGGGTCAACAGCATCATATAACTGACTTAATGACTTATATTGATTAATATCTGTTGGGTCCGAAATGTTTTTTAATACATAACTACCGCTGCATAAATTTTTGAATTTTTGTTTCCTCTTATTGGCTTCAAATATCCCCAAATATTCTTTAGCAAGGGGTAAATCCTCAACACCAAATCTAACCGCCTCAACATATTTACCATTTTTTAGTAAACGTTGGAAAGTATTTAACATCCATTGTGTATACATTTTATTTGGTGTTGGGTCAGAATCAACCATAGTATCAAACATATTTTTTGATATACTAAAATACGATTTTACTTTATCACCAACATCGATAGTTGATACAATAACCAAACAATCATCATCATCAGATGTTATCTTAATTACATCGTAACCATCTGAATTTAATTTTGTTACCTTAGACTCTAAATTCTTAGAATCAAAGATATCAAATTTATCAGATAAAAATTTTAATCTTTCTGTGATTGATGACATTATTATATTTTTTACAAATATACTAAATTTTATTTACAATATCAATATATCATATAAATCTATTCACACAATCATCTTCAATAAAGGTTTCAATTATTGATTTTAACACAAAAAATAAATTGCTATTAATAAAAAACTTATTTACCATTTCAAGCATAACTAAATTTGTGTTTTCACCATCAGTTATTCTGTATTTAACTTCTTCAAAATAGGTGTACTCACCTATTTTTATTAACTCGTTCATAATTACATTATAAACTTCCCATCTATCAAGATACTCTTCTTCAGAATTATTTATTGAGTTTATTGCGAAATCTCGGTATAATTTATCTAGTTTACTAAACTTACCAGAACCCGATTTAATTGTTAAATTAAAATTATTCATCTGTCTATATTTTAGTCAGTGTTATTTATTACATAAATATCTTACAACACTAGATAAATCTATAAACTTACTATAATTTTATATTAAAAATTGTTTATTTTATTGTATAATCTATAAAGCTCTGGGCTTAAGTTTTTAATATCGTAAATAACTTCAATACACGCTTCATTTGGTGGTGAATCTTCAGTTAATTTATATTGTAATTCTTTAACTTTAATACCATCTTTAATATTGTGTTTTAATTCCAATATAACTTGATTATAAGTTATCCATTCACGTTTTAACTTTGAATCACCATTGAATAGGTTGTCAGTTAATTTATTCTCATATTCGTGCTCCAAATAAGTATTAAAGGGACCATAGACCTCTCTCAATTTTTCCCTTATTTTAGATTTTAGATTCACGACATCAGACTTACTTAAGAGTTACATTCTTAGATAAGTGACCACCATCAATTTTACCATGATACCAGTCGTCAATTACTTGTTTAAGGAAATCATCACCACAAACTTCATGATATTTGTATTTCAAATATTCTAAAAGTTCTTTAGCCTCAATTAAACTATCATCAACTTTAACTTTAAATCTAGGTTTTTCATTATAATCATGATAGTCTTTAACTACAGCAGTAACTTTTTCGTAATTTTTATCTAAGTCAGTTAAAACATTATCCAATACAATATTAAAATGACTCTCCTTAAGTAATGGTTTAAAGAGCCTATTATATTGCGATTCCGTTATTATTATTTTTTTTGTCATCATTATATAAATATCTATTTAAAATAAAAAAGCGGGGTGAACCCGCTTTAATTTTATTGAATAAATTGTCTTAGATTATCTATGGGCTGCACCCCAAGTAGTTTTTTATCAACCTTACCATCCTTAAATAATACTAATGCTGGAATACTCCTAATAAAATACTCAACTGCTAGAGATTGGTTTTCATCAATATTTATTTTTGCAATTAAAACTGAATCCGTTTCATCCGCTAAAACATCTAAAACTGGTGCAATCATTTTACATGGGCCACACCAAGGTGCCCAAAAGTCAACTAAAACTGGTTTTTCTGAATTTAAAACCAGTTCTACAAAATTTGTAACATTTACTTCTACTACTTTCATAAGATTTATTTATTTATTAAATATTTTTAGATAAACTAAAAACTGAATTTACTGCGGATATTGATTGATGTGTTTTAAGCCAATATTTATTAAATAAAAATTTATACATATAATCTGCTGATTCACTATTAGTTAAACCAAAAAATTTAGATAACCTATCCATTGTGATACTTAATATAAATCTTTCACCTTTATTAAAATTTGCGTTTCCACTTATTAATTTTAATGATAATGAATTACATAGTGTTGTAAATTTTTCATAAGAAAGTTTACTCTTTTTTGATGACTGCTTATGGGCATCATACAAAAAATCACATAAATGATACAAAACTATATTATCAAAATTACTCATAAAATTAATATTTACTTTTTTTTGTAAAATTACATTTTTTAAAATTAAAAAACAATATTTAATTATATAAACGTTTTAAAAATGAATGAAGAAGTTACGACCACATAAAAAAACGAATGGGAAGAATTTGGTTACCACCTTACAGCCGTATTCTGACGATATTATTGAAGGGTTAATATTCAAGTATCTAAAGTCAGTATATCCAGTATCTAGAACAAAATTTGACGGTAAATTTAAACGAACTATAATGATTGATGGTAATACATACTCCGTATCACAAAGTAAACAAAAATTTATACCAAGATTAATCAATGATATTTCAAAAACTTTTGCAATTAACCAAATCGAAACTAAAATAATAATATTTAATTACTTTAAAATTAAACCTGTCTAGATTTATCATTAATATATAATTGGTACAAATAATAAACAAATAATAGTACTGCTAATATAAATTTTGTACTGATATGTCCAAGGTTTGAATACATTAGATATAATGCTAATATCACCATAGCATGTAAGAATAACCTATAAACGTTAATTACCATGATTTAACTTTTTTAAATTTTAGTTCTGAAATATATGTGTAATTTTGGTTATTAATAGATGCATAACCTTCTTGTATGTAAAAATATGCGGTGGAATCTGAAAAGTTACAAATTGTTGCACTAATAGGTCTAGTTGAACCACCCATTTGCATTGTTGATGTAGTTGATTGTGGATTCTCCATAATTGTCCAATTATTTTTAGTTACATAAAATCCATATGGGTTTAAAGTATCACCATTTAAAGCAAACCTACCATAACCTGGAACCACTGGAGGCGCATAGAAAGACCAAGTAGTAACATTAAGTTCAATCACCTCAATTGGAATATCTGAACCATTGTAATCTAAACTACTAACAGTTTTACCTGGACCAAAATGGTTATATTTAGTTTTCTGACCAGTTTCTAAATTTTCCATATACATGGAACCACCAACTAATACCCATTCACCATATATAACGATTTCCTGACCAATACCAACTGGGGGTTGCGTATTTGGTTGTATGTTTTGTTTATTGCAAGAAGTTAAGACTAAACTTGTGCAAATAATAAGATAAATTAGACTTTTCATTTTGTATATTTTAATATTATAATACAAATGTAAGAATAATATTTTAATTTACCAAATTTTTTAAGATAAATTTAATGATTTTATGTCAGAAAATAAATTTTTGGTAGTTTCATTATCATCAACTAGTGAATCTAAATCCATTAATATTGATGATATAGCATTTATTTTATCATAGTTCTTGTAATTCAAACTATCTAAGTTATGATGTATTGCCACCCATTTGTCAAAATAAGCATCATCACCAAATGATTTGAAATACTTATCCATATCATTACCAATCTTATGTTGCTCACTATCCAAATTATCAGATTTTTGAATAAGTAATTTAACATCAATTTCACCATTTAATAATTCAGCTAAACTAATAAAATTAATATCAGTGTAAAACTTATTTAAAGCTTTATTAACAGCACTAATTCTGTTAGTGAATTGATTAAGTACATCTTCATTTTCTTTAATCAACTTTAATAATTGCAATTGGTTTTCAGTAAGTATAATTTTCATAGTAACTATTTATTGATAAATATTCAAAAATATCAACTTGTTCAAAATTATTTTGTTAAATTTTTTGGAACCAACCTTACTTTAAAAAATTTCTTAAATTGATACCTTGGTATTAAATACCCTTTTGTATTACTACCTAAATCACCACTATTATTATGCGTTTTAAATTTATTTTCAGATATTAATTTCCTTAATTTATTTGATTTTATATACCATATTTCGTTAAAGTGTTTAAAGTAAGTTACAAACCATTCTGCTTTAGTAACTGAAATTCCACTTTGTTTACCCCTAGACTCAAATTCAATAAAAATATTTCCAGTATCTAAATCTGGTCTACAAAATACATCAGTTTTAATCTCATAACTAACTAATTTATAACCTGGAAGTAACCTAATCGGCATTTCCATTATTAAATCATGTGAATTATCTTTGTTATCACCAATGAATCGACCACCGACTGATTCTAAGTCCAATCTTACAGTATATTCACCCTCTTCCCCAAGTATAATATCCTTTTCAAAATTATAATTTGCCATAAATGCAAATATATGTAAATTTTATTAATTAATCAAATATTTATTGATATATTATGAGAGATTTTATTCAAAATAAATTAAGATTATTATTTGAGATGGTATCCGATAGGGATAGTGATTTAGATATTCCACCAATTATTAAATATGGTGGTCCAAGCCATGGTTACGAAGCTGAAGATATATTTTTCATGTTAAATGTTGCTAATAATTTGGCTAATCAAATGCCACCCGAAACATTGGCAACAACTTATGGTAATGGTGGGTATGAATACATGTTATCACAAACAAGTAGTGGTAATTTTATATTCAGAGGTAAACCAACAACAAAGTATTTTGAACCAGGTGATTTCAAATTATCAGATAGTGGTAAAGTATTATACATGTATACAATGGGTTGTTCAAAATATTCTGAAACACCATGTACAACAATATATAACCCAATGGTAGATTCAAAAATAAAAATATTAGTTGACCCAAGTATGAAACAAGCAATTATGGATTTTGTAAAAGGTGGTTCTGGTTATCTAGATGATAAGGGTGAAGAAATAAGAGCTGCAAAAATGTCATCAGATGAATTGGAAAAATTAGCTAATAAAGAAGATTTATACACAAAAAGAAGTTTACAATCAAAAAATTATGATACTGATGAACTTGAAATTAGAAATAAATTAAATGATTTGAAATTAGCTAGATTAAAATCAAAAGACCAAACTGAAATTAAAAAGATTAGAGGTATTGAAGGACAATTAACAGTTCAGTTAAGAGCTATTGAAAAAGAAAAAAACAAAAGAAGAAGTAGTAATATATGAAACACTTTATAAAACAATTACTTAGAGAAGAAATTGAAGTGATGCCAAAAAAGGCAATTGTTCAAAAATTCATGGATTTTGTAATTGACCATCTTGGTATTGATGGTAAAGTTAATGTTGTTTTAACTAACCACAAAAATGATATTAAAACTACAGCTTATTATGATTACACAAAACCTTTAATAAAAATCTACATTAAAAATAGGGCAATTGTTGATATCTTAAGGTCAATTGCTCATGAAATGGTTCACCACATGCAAATGCAACGTGGTGAACTTAAAAACAACCCAAACGCTGGTGATGACGGTTCCCCACAAGAAAATGAAGCAAATGCTAAAGCTGGTGAATTAATCAGAATATTTGGTAGACAAAATCCTGAAATTTACGAATCTTAAAATACGTCATCTAACAAATTATCAAGTTCAAAAATACGACTAGACCCTGGATTTGTATGCACTTCCATACCATTAAACTTATATAATTCACCTTTTACCTTATCATATAAATTTTCTGGTGCATTAGAATTCTTATAACCCCTAAATTGCGCAATTACTAATGCTAACTTAGTGTGGTTATTAACCCACTTGGTATTCAATTCTAACGTATAACCGTCAATACTATAAATACCACAATTACCATTATCAACCTTACCAACATATGTTGCAACACAGTGGTCATTTTTTCTACCTTCAATATTCATCTCCTTAGTAGTTCTCAACAAATTAAAACCACTTTCATCAGCAAACTTAATAAACATATCATTAACACCCATTAATCTATCACCTTCAGTAAATACAATATCAGTTATTTCCTTTGACCACACATCATGTTCTTCTTTTAATCTTCTTGCTGACCAAGAACAATTAACTTTTCTATCCAATGTTTTTGCCATTTTTACAGTATCGTAAAAAATACCAAAATCATAAGTAGGTAGTGTGTTATGTAAGTTCTCAACATTAACAAGATATTCAATATAATATTTCAAGTATTTAGCTTGGTAACTTTGATTTCTCATACTATATAAAAGTTTTGCAGCTGGTGACGGGAGTTTATATTGGTGCTTCAATGCCTTATCCAATGAAAATAATTTCTTACTATATATCGTATTAAATGAAACTGATTTTATAACATCATGTTCAGTCATATATCTAAGCCATGGTAATCTACTAACCAACTCAACTATAATAATGTTATAATGTTCACAACTTTGTAAATGATTATAAGTTAATGGTTTAATACCCAGTTTGCTTTTAAAGTAAAACTTATTACCCTTTTTTATTATAGAAAAAACTTTGGATTCTCTATTGTACATTCTACTGGTTTTACTTATACCATAGTTTCTTCTAAAGTATACAATATTAAAATCACCATTTGGTTCCTCAAAAACACCCAACCTGATTTTATTAAAAACTGATGAATTTTCATTCATGAAATATACCCTAGCATTAAATTTGCTTTTTTCATAAATTTTAAATAGTGTATCAACACTTGTAGTTTGGTGATTATACAATTCCTTATAAACAGCTTCTTTACTCATAATTATAATATTTAGTTTTGCAAATATAAGTAGATTTATTCAATTATCAAAATTTTTTGTAAAATATTTTGCACAATCAAAAAATAAACCCTATATTTGTACCATAAAAATAAATTTTATGCCAGATTTTTACGTAGACGACCTAGATATATCACCAAGTGCTTTTGTTGATGCTTGCTCAAAAAGAGAAATAGCAGAATTAATAGAAATATTAATTGAAGATGGTTATGTTGATAATCAATCAATTTTAAAAACTAACGGAACATATGATGATGAATCATATACCAAAGCATTAATTAAATTAAGTGAATCAAGACGTAGATTAACCAATGAAGAAGAAGAAATAATTAAAAAAATCGCAGAAAGACTATGAAAGTATCATTCGACTTTGATTCAACACTTTCCGAAGAAAAAAATCAAAAATTAGCCAAAAAATTTATAGATGCTGGTCATGAAGTATGGATTACAACATCCAGGTTATCAACCGAACACGGTAGGTCAAAAGGGTGGCCTTGGATTATCACACAAAATGAATACCTATTTGAAATAGCTGAAAAGCTTGGAATACCAAAAGATAAAATAAAATTCACAGAAGGTGAGGATAAATGGAAATCATTATATAACTTTGATATTCATTTCGATGATGATAATGTTGAAATTGAACTAATTAAAGAAAATCAACCTGATTGTTGTGGTGTATTAATTAATAAAAAATAAAATATGTTAGAATTAAATTTAGTTTACGAAGGGGCTAGTGATATTAAATATAAAATATCAAAATTCCCAGATGGTCAACAAGATGTTACCATCACAAAATTTGACACAAAGGTTAGTGAGGTTATTATTAAATCAAGTTTTAATAATTTCAAAGACTTGGAGTTAATAATTTCAACAACAAAAGCACTTAGGAATTTAAAAGTTGAAAGAATTCACTTGTATATCCCATATATTTTGGGTGCTAGAAGTGATAGAAAATTTGTTGAAGGTGGAACATCCTATTTAAGAGACGTTATCGCACCAATATTAAATGCGCAAAATTATGTTACAGTAACTTGTATCGATGCACATAGTGATGTTGCAGCAGCATGTATAAATAACCTAGAAGTTATGGATAACTCTTGGTTTGTTAAAATCGCTTTAACCAAACAAAATCAAATTAGTTTGCAAAATGCTGTGGATTCATTCACACTAATCTCACCAGATGCTGGTGCACTTAAAAAAATCTATAATTTAGCTGAAAAAATTGGTTATAAAAGAGATATCTTAATTGCATCAAAACATAGAGATATTGAAACTGGTAAAATATTAAGTACAAACGTACCACTTAATGCTGGTGAACATACAAATAACAATTTCTTAATCGTTGACGATATCTGTGATGGTGGTAGAACATTCATTGAAATTGCAAAAGCAATTCATGAAATGAGACCAACAGCTAAAGTATCATTAGCAATTACTCATGGTATATTCTCAGGTGGGTATTATGAATTAAGTAAACATATTAACCACATCTATTGCACCAATTCAGTAAAAGATATAGAAGTTGAATCAACATCAGATTATACTGTATCCAAAGATTACATAACACAAATTAACGTATATTAATATGAAAGAAATTAAACCACCACACTCAATAGTTAAAAATAGTAATAAAGGTTGGGATAAAGTTTTTCTAGCTGGTACAATTGAAATGGGTAATTCTGAAGATTGGCAAACAAAAGTGTCAAATGCTTTGGCAGATAGACCATGCACAATACTAAACCCAAGAAGAACAGATTGGGATTCATCATGGACTCAAGAATTTGAAAATCCACAGTTTTACCAACAAGTAACCTGGGAATTAAATGCCCTAGATAAAGCAGATGTTATCATTTTATATCTATTACCAGATTCAAAATCACCAATATCACTTTTGGAATTGGGGTTATATGCTAATAGTGGTAAATTATTGGTTTGTTGCCCAAATGGATTCTGGAGAAAGGGTAATGTTGACATCGTTTGTGAAAGATTTAACGTACCAGTTTACGAAAATATTGAAAAACTCTTGCATGATAACTTTTTTATTACTACCTTTGACGAAAATAATTAATATTTGATGGAAAATAATAAATTAATAGGGGCAACGATAATCGGGGTATGTGTATTCTTATCAATTGGTGTTGTCACAAATGCAGTAACAAAAAAATCAACTCACGAACATAGAATGGAGTTGATTGAAGAAGCAAAAGCGTTGTATGAATTGAATAAAGAAGTAAAATTCGATAAAAGTTATAACGATGTTAAACTATTTGTTGATAGTTTGAAATTAGAAATAGAAAAAGATTTAAGAAAATCAAATAATAACAAAAAAAAATAAAATAACATGAGAATTAATCCATTATTTTTAACAGATGGTTACAAAACTGGTCACCATCAACAATACCCAAAAGGTACAACATTGGTTTACTCAAACTTCACACCAAGAAGTTTGAAACATGCACCAAAACACTGCAATGAAATCGTTTCATTTGGTCAACAAATGGTTATGAGAATAATCCACGAAGCATTTGATGCTGACTTCTTCTCACAACCAAAAGACATTGTGTGTGGTGAAATGAAACGTGAGTTATCATTGTACCTTAACACAGATTACGATGTATCACATTTTGAAGCATTACATGATTTGCAATATTTACCAATCAAAGTTAAAGCTATTGAAGAAGGTACAGTTGTTCCAGTTAAAGTTCCAGTACTTACAATCTACAATACTATTCCTGAATTTTATTGGATTACAAACTACCTGGAAACAATCATTTCTAACTTATTGTGGAAACCAATTACATCTGCAACAATCGCACATAACTACAGAAAAGTATTAACATCTTGGCAAGAAAAAACCGATGCTGAACGTGGTTGGTTTATTGATTGGCAAGGTCACGACTTCTCAATGAGAGGATTGGACTCAATCGATGCAACAATATCATCAGGTATTGGTCACTTAACATCATTCTCTGGTTCAGATTCATTACCAGCAATTTATGGTGCTAGAAAATACTACGGTGAAACTGGATTTATCGCTGGTTCAGTTAATGCAACAGAACATTCAGTAATGTGTGCTGGTGGTAAAGAAGATGAAATCGATACATTCCGTAGATTATTAGATACATACCCAATTGGAATCCTTTCAGTAGTATCTGATACATGGGACTTGTGGAAAGTATGTACTGAACACGTAGTTACTTTGAAAGAAGAAATTATGAGTCGTGATGGTAAATTGGTTATTCGCCCTGACTCTGGTGACCCAGTAGATATTCTTTGTGGTACAGAAAATTACGTAACCTCTAAATTAACATTTGATGAAGTAAAAGATGTTGCAATTGTTCATCCTGAACAAAAAGGAGTTATTGAATTACTTTGGGATGTATTCGGTGGAACAATCAACGAACAAGGTTACAAAGTTCTTGATTCTCACATCGGAGCAATCTATGGTGACTCAATTACAATCGATAGAGCAAATGAAATTTGCGCTAGATTAGAAGCAAAAGGTTTTGCATCAACAAACGTAGTATTAGGTATCGGTTCATTCACATACCAATACAACACTCGTGATACTTTTGGATTTGCAATGAAAGCAACATACGTTGAAGTAAATGGTGAAGGTAGAGAAATCTTTAAAGACCCAATCACTGACGATGGAACAAAAAAATCAGCAACTGGATTACTAAGAGTAACAACTGGTGAAGATGGTTATAAGTTAGTTGACCGCCAAACTTGGGCTGGTGAACAAACTGGTAACCTACAAACAATCTACTCTGATGGTAATTTTTACAACCCAACAACACTTACCGAAATTAGAGGTAAGCTTGGTAAATTAGTAGAACTAGTATAATGGACCTTAAATTTTATAAAGAATCAGATAATAGATGGTATGTGGACCTTCCCGAATGGGAAGGTCCTAAAGCCAACCTGGAAATGGTAATGGGTGCCGATACCATGTTAGAAATACTAGCACAAGGTGAAGGTGAAGTAACTTTATATATGCTAACAGAACCAGAAGATGGTTACGAAAAGCTTATATATAAACATGAAACCCCAGAACTAGGTGAAGGGGCATATTATCACATGGAATCATATATAGGATTGGAATTTAATCTTGATGTTTGGTTATGTGATGTAACCAAATTTGTATTCGGCAAATTTCCAAAAATAATTTATTTTAATAAAGCTTAAAAATATGGGATTAATAGTAAACGTAGAAAAAATTGAAAAAATATATACACATAAAGCAAGACAATCTTTTTATGTTAGATATAACGAAGGTAAACCTGAAAAAAAAATATTTTTTGGATTAATAAGACTTGAAAAAGAACAAAAACCATATTGGAGACATTCATATGATGATAATTATGATACTAGAGAAGATTTAGTTAGTTCTAACTCAGATAAATTCTTTATAAATTATGATGCATTATTCGAATGCTCAATTTGGGAAAAACCACATTTATATATTGTAATATCTAATGGTGAAAATATTACACTTTATTATAATTCATATAAAGATTTACAAGAAAAATTGGATGAAATTATTAACCAATCAAATGGTAATTTAGTAATTATAAATAAATAATTTACCGTCATAATTGGACCATACGGTAGAATCTTTAATTTTTACCGACCATTATATATCAAAAACCCCTTAATTGGGGTTTTTTTGTTAGCTATAATATGTCCCGTAAACATCATTGGTTAAACCATAATCAATCATAACTATGGTATCACTACCGTCCCTATTCACCAAACCATAAGTGGATAATCTACCCAAATCACCAACTGGAATATCGTAATTAGCCATAAAACTTAACATTTCATAAACAAATTCATTATCCCACATTTCATCCATGTTCTTAGGTTTTGCTGTTGGGTATCTATTAGGTTTAATATTGGTAAAATAATTATACTTCATAGCATTAGCGTACTCATCAAAACTTACACCCACAACATTCTTAAAAATATTAGGAGTAACCTTTTTAGCCAATTCCATTTCAACCCATAAATTATTTTCATCAGATTCAAATACTTTGGCAACAATACCTGATAAGTCATAATAATTACCATACTCAATTTCAACCTCATTTTGAGCTAACCCCTTTTTGTTCTTAGCCAATTTAAGTACTTTTTCATTATCCACCATATAAACAATCCTACTGGAACCAGCAGCAAGTCTTTTAAGATGTGTATTACAATATTCAACACGCTTTGTAAATGAATTTAATTTTTTAAATTCTTCAATATTCCAACTAGATGGATAATCCTCACCAACCAAATTTTCTCTTAATAATTTTTGAATGTACCTTTTCATATTAATAAATATATTTATATTTATATAAAAAAGTCAAACAAATGAAGAATTTAATTTTGGAAAGCGATGTAAAAATTGTTAAAGGTACGATGGGTGCTGCACCAATTGCATATGTTAAAGGTGATGTATACGCATCAAAAGATATACTTAAAAAATATAATGCAAAATGGAATGGAACAAATAAATTTTGGTTCTGGTTCTTAAATAAAAATAATCCACAAGAAACAATCGATAAAATCATTAGACCAGCATTAGCTGAACTAAAAAAATCACAAAATGTTCCAGTTGATGAAATCGAAAAAGAAATTGACCAAATCCTAGCATCAATGGAAACTGAAGGACCATCAGCAAACCCAGATTTGGGAGTTAGTGCAGATGAAGAAAAAAATATCAAAGATAAATTACAAGCATTTAAACAAAGACTTGTTAATATCGAAAATGATGAGCAATTCAAAGAAACAATGGGTAAAATTCTTGCCCTTAAATCAGCACAAGGTTATCAATTTTCTTTCGGTAATTCAATCCTTATTATGATTCAAAACGAAAATGCTGGAATCGTAAACAGTAGAAAAAACTGGTTGGAAAAATATAACAGAACCGTAAACGCAAACGCTAAACCATTAATGGTTTGGGCCCCACAAGGAATCAACCAAAAATTAAGTAAAGATAAAGAAGATTTGTTAAAAGCTGAATTCCTTAAAAAATCAGGAAAAAAACCAGGTGATAAATTAACACCAAATGAACAATTCCAATTAGAAAAACTTTTAAAAGGCTATACATACGCAACCAAATTTAAATTCGTACCAGTATTCTCACAAAATGATACAACTCAAATAGAAGGGACTGAAGATTATATCAAAGCAGCGCAAGATTCACAAAAAGATATAAAATGGTTTGAAGATAATATGTTATCAGATGAAATTAGACCAATATATAAAGGACTTATTGATTTCACAGAAGAAAAAGGTATCAAATTTGAAATGGTAGATGATTTAGATGGCTCAAGAGGTGTTAGTGCTAATGGTGCAATCAGATTATTAAAAAATGAAGGTAATGATATCGGACTAACAAAAACTCTAGCCCATGAAATTACTCACGAATTACTTCACCAAAAATATCTATCAAATAAAGGTGATGAATCATCTAAATTCTTCCTGGGTACAGCTGAAGGTAGAGCTGCCGTTGAACAACAAGCAGAATTATCAGCGTGGATGTTTATGTATGCATTCGGTTTTGACCTTAAAACAACTTCACTTAATTATGTACTTCTTTGGGGTGGTGATAAAGATAAAATGGTTAAAGTATTTGATACTGTATCCAGCTCTGTTAACTACCTTATTGATTACGTTAATAAGAAAATCAAATCACTAGACGAAGGAATGGGAAGTCATACTCATGGTAAAAATATTACACCAGATGAAATTGCAAAACTTATAGGTGTAGGTTCTGAATACCAATCATTGAAATCTGGTAAAAAACCAAATGCAGATG